CGGACTAACGTATCCGTACATATTTGCATTAACGTTTCAGTGTTAGCTTGCAAATTTTTCTCCATAAGTTTTGAGATTTATAGACGCCTGGAAATATATTCCACTCTAATATCTTATAAAACTCAACATACACTTATATGATTTTATAATTTATATTTAACTGTTAATAACCTCCGATTCTTTTAATTTCATCCGGGTAAATAACCACGAATGATAATGCGAATATTACGATTGCTACTGCAACCGGCTGTGATGCACTGTCAAATCTCCAGAACGGTAGGTACGGTGCCATACCGCCGATCAGAGCTGACAGGATTAATGCTTTTACCGTTTTTATGTCCCTCCAATTTTTTATGTGATATACTCTCCTTATGAAAGGAGGTGTTTTTATGGATAAGTTACAAATTGCTCATGATTTAGCTATTTTGAAGTTAAGTCGCGAATTGGAACATGCTTATTTTGACGATGGTCATATTTGCCAAAAGTATTTTCAAATTCGTAAAGAGTTCTCTGAACTTCTGGAAACACACGATGAACACTTTTTCTTAAATTTGGGAAAGAAATCAAATGTTCATCCAGTGTTTCAAATGCCTAATCTGCGTGCGTTAGACAAAACATCAAGGGCATAGGCAAGATATGGTTCATCTATGCCCTTTTTAATAATTTCTTCCACCTGTTCTCCAAGTCTGAATGCCAGACTTGCGATTATATCTTCCAGATACACTTCTTCTCCGTTTTCTTTTCTGAGGAAATACTTTGCGTTTCCGAGTTCGTTATCTCCGCGCATCAGTTTTCCTGACTCGAGATTTCTAATAACTTTTAATTCTGTCACTTTTTCACCCCTCTCTTATATTTATTCTTATGAACCCTTTTCACCTTCACCTTTTTCTTCCGCTTCTGTGCTCTGAACGGAGATTTCTTTCCAGTGAAATGTCTAGAATCATTTGATTGGCTCATCTTCTCACCTACTGATTCAAAATCGTGACACTTTGATTGCTTTCAATATCCGAGAACATTGTTTCTGGGTGGTATTCGTCTTTCAGGTCACTGTTTGCATAATCAATGGATTCCACCTGGAAGCAGATGTTTGCACCGCTTTCAGTATTGAACACTTTCAAATATTTGTTCCCATTTTTTGAAAAGCACATCACTCTTGTTTTATCTGGAACTCTGATGATTTGCGGTGAGAATATTCTTTTTAAAAATTGTTTCAACACTTTAATTCATCTCCTCCTGTCAGTTCATACCAAAGCTTATCTGCGCATTAGAACTGTCAATCTGGTCTTTCAGATACATTGGCAATTCATATTCATTGATGATTTTCACCGCCAGATCGCACTGGTTTCTCTTGATCGCCTTGTAAGTATTCACACCAAACTCTCTGCGAAGCTGCGCATCAATGTCGCTGTAAACCTGCTGACGGATGGAATTATCCTTGTATGCCGGAGAGTCCTTGCCGCCCAACAGCGGGACAACTTTCTGATTCTTCGCCTTTGTGATTTTCTGACATTCCAGTGCCAGAAGTGGCATATCTTTTTTGAATTCCTGTAAATCTTCGTTTACCTTTCGGATTTCTTCCTTTACTTCGAGCGTTCCTTTTGCGACGATTCGAAGTTGTTCTTCCAAGGTCATTGGTTTCTGGTAAGAACCTGTCTTTCGGATTGTCGGAAGGACTTCACTTGTTACCCAGTGTTTGAATCTCTTGGCATTAGGAAGCTTACTGGAAAGAATAAGGCTGTAAAGACCCGATTCGTTAATAACTACTATTCCTCTATTAGGAATTTCTAATGTCGGAAAATCCGACTTTTGAATGATAGTCTTATCTTCATCGTCGATATGAGCTGCCAGTGCATCTCTTGAATTTCCGTACCCCAGTGCTTCTGCTACATCCTTACCAACAAACCAAGGTTCGTTTTCAATAGTTACTGTTCGGATATCTCCGAACTCTTCTGAATTAAAAATCTGTAATTCGTTCATATATCTCCTTTTCTTGTTAATCGGATTTCAAAATTTCATCTACCGAAGTTTTTAAATAATCAGCGACCTTTTTCACTTTTTCGGCAGATGGGGAAACTTCATTCCATTTGCAAACACTACCTTGCGAAAATCCGCAATCTATTTCGATTTTGCGAATTGAAACATTTCGCTTTTTTGCCAAGGCTTTCACCCTGTCGTAAATCATCATTCGATACCTCCTTTCATATTTTTACTGAAAATATCACAACATTATTGACATACCTCTGAATATATTCTATAATCAAGCTACCACACAAAATCATAAAAAATAAACTCGGGCATTCGTTATGTCCTTATTTTGTTGCGATATTTTCAGTGCCGATAGTTACATTATAAGCGATATTTTCAGAATGTCAAGTATTATTTTTGCGTTTTTTTCAGAATCGAAAGGAAACAAAAATGACATTACGAGAAAGAGTTAAAATACTTTGTAAAGAACAGAAAACTTCATTAAATGTGTTAGAAACTGAATGTGGTTTCGCAAAGGGATACGCAAGCAAACTGGATAAAAGTACTCCTAATGCTGAAAATTTGCGAAAAATCGCAGATTTCTTTAATGTGTCCGTAGATTATCTGATGACGGGGAAAGAGCCGGAGGAAGATATTTATACCGATAACAGGCTGAGAAAATTAAATAAAGAATTACGAAATAATACCGAGTTCTATAATATGGTTCTGAAATATCTTGATTTATCTGAAAAGAAAAAGAAACATGTTTCTGAACTTATAGATTTATTAAGCGAATAAAGGAGAAATGTATGTTGACAAAAGAAATTCTATTAGAAGCTATATTGAAGTGCGCCGATTCTACCTATACAGCAGATTTGACAGAAGTGTCTAAAGAACTGGGCGTAGATAACAGTTTGTCGTTAAAACCTATTTATGACGTAATGATGGATATTGGCTATATCACAATGTCTTTAGGCTCTGTCACTATTACTACAAAGGGATTAAAGGAAATTCAAAAATAAAAAAGAGGAGCGATTACTCCTCTTTCATTTCTCCATACATCCTGTTGTACCACTCCTGTGATCTCTCGTCGATATTTTCAATGCCATTATCGCACGTCAATTCTTTCGGCAAAATCCCCAAATGTTTAAGAACTAACAGTATTGTGAAAACAGGAATATTTTTATGTTCTGCCGTGCTCCCCAAACTAACCATGCATAAATTGTGATACTGCTCATCCGTTAATTTGATTCCTAATTTTTCTAACGCTTCTTTGCTAGTGTCCAGACGTCTGCTCATGTTTAAATACCTCCTTATCCTCTTCTGCTATATCTTCAACAAATCCCATGATGCAGTATAAAATCTTTGCGCTCTTTATTTCCCTAATCATATCATATATGTTACTGCGATATTTTTCAATATCCTCTTTCCTATAATCCATACAATCATACCTCCGATCAGCAGTCTCTTGATAACAATATATGTCCGGCTTGTGGGAAATAGAACCGAACATCAGTTCGTTTTGTCCATTATACCACCGATATTTCCCCTTGGCAACTGCCAAATATATACATGGACTTTTGTTATTTCATAGGCAAACTTCGCAATTTCAAAGAAAATTATGCTTTCGCGAATATAACATCTGACATTGCAAATTTTCTTGATCTCGCTCAACTCCTGCATCTGGACGGAATAAATTTGTTTCGCAGCTTCCTTTGTGATCTGCGCATCTCTGCGGTGACGTTCTGCTATATCATGTGACGGTATATGCACCGCACAGAATATTTCGCAAAATATCAGGATGAGTACGACTATCCTGTATCTGTTCTTCTCCATTACTACCAACTCTTTTCTAAAAATATATCACGCATTATAGCACGAATTTGTGTAGTTTTTCTGGCAAGCGCAAAATCATGGAGTTTTTCTGCAAAAATAATCTATTTTTTTGATGTTTTACTATGCACAGTTTGTATGAGGTGGTATAATATTGTAAAATTTTAACAAGGGGAGGGAATTGTATGGGATTGATAAAGTGTCCTGTATGTGGAAAAGAGATAAGTTCTGATGCTGGCAGATGTATTCATTGCGGACATCCGCTTCACCGAGTGCAGATTAAACAAGTGCCGGAAAAGAACTTGTGTTATAGCAACGCACATTGGTTTTCTTATGTATTTGTTGGGATTATGATATTTTTCTCCATTGGGTATTATTTTATGAACAATGGAATTAATATTTGGACAATTATATTTGCGCTGATCGCTATTGGCTCGTTTCTTGCTTTTTATTCAAAATCAATTACTTTGACCAATAAGGCAGTCTATATACGCAAAGGTTTTTTCTTTACTCACAATGCAGATATTCCTTTAAGTCAGGTATCGTCCATAAGTAACGATCAGGGGCTTTTAGGCAGCCTATTTAATTACCAGACGGTCACAATTACTTGTGCCGGAAAGATATTCAAAATGGATATGATGAACAATGTCGAAAATTTGAAGAATGAATATATCAAAATTCACTCTGGAATGGATTGGAGAACATTTTAAATGGCTAAAAACAATAAAACCGGAGGATGTGGCACTGGATTTGGGATGTTCTTGGCAGCTTGCGTGGTTGCTCTATTCATGGAATATTGGAAAGTTATTGTGGGGATCGCAATTGTCGTGGCGATATTGGCTCTAGTGTATTGCGCTACAAAAGGAAGCATAGACCGGGATATTGCTAAAACGAATAAAAGATTAGAAGAAATCCACAAAAATACTTTTTGCGGCGAAAAATTATCTGGGGGAATTTATATTTCAGACCGCGACTTCCCTGCTGGATTATACGATATTCGTGCAATTGAAGGATATGGAGATATTCAAATAGATTGCCTAGAAAAAGATACTCATTTAAAATTTAAAAACAACAAATTATATTTGAGTGAGGGGCAAATATTTAGAAATGTAGAGCTTAAATCTCAATCTCAAATTCTGATTCCAGTAAATATGACAGTTGATTTATATAATTGTAGGGAGCTTCCAGAGCCGATTCCAGAACCAATGCTGGAGCCCAAAATCCCAGAACTTCCGGTATATCAGCCGACATCCAGAAAGACTTTTAGCATGAAAAATATTGACGGGATGGATGGACATGATTTTGAATATGTGTGTGCTGATATTTTACGGGCAAAAGGATTTCAAAACGTCACGGTTACAAGAGGCAGTGGCGATCAGGGTGTCGATGTCATAGCCGAACAATCTGGTATCAAATACGCGGTTCAGTGCAAGCGGTTCAGCGGTTCTGTAGGAAATAAAGCTGTTCAAGAAGTGCATTTTGGAAAAACATATTACCATTGCCATGTTGCAATCGTAATGACGAACAACTATTTTACTAAGTCTGCCAAAGATGCTGCAAGCGAAAGTAATACTATTTTGTGGGACAGGGATGATTTGATGCCCTACTTTGAAGAATACATAAAAAGTAAGAATCCCGAACAGGAAGTACTTCCGCAACCTTTAGAGGAAGAGGAATCCCAAAACGATATTTCAGAAGACAATCCAGAAGAAGCCATTCATTATTCAGCACTGCCTGAATACGATGCGAAAAGTGGAATATATCCGGCTGGCTATTATGCCATAGGAAAAACGCTTCCTAAAGGGGGATACGTTTTTAAATCTCGCGGAGATGATGATGGAGTTATTGCAATCTTTGAAACCTCAGATGATTTGTCAAAAGAAGAGAACGATGTTTTCTTTCATTCTTTCGCAGGAAGCTATTTCCTAGCACTGATTGATGATAATAAATTTATAGCAATAGAAAATGCAGACGCACAAAGAGTATATGGTGTAAACTAAACAAGAGGGGCAACCGCCCCTCTTTCTCTTTGCCTGTCGTTCTTACAGGCAGTCTCTCTATCCACACATCCTCTCGGACACAGAAACCATATTTTGCGAATTTTGTCAAACTTTAATGCTTTACACTAACAATTTTAAGTGCTACACTTTGTTTGTGGGACAATAATACCACAAACAGGAAGAAAAATGTGTGTACTGTCAAAATCATTGCGTATTTTGACAAAATTGAGACTACGAAAGGAGGGCGCGCATATGAGAATAGCCATATGTGACGATAATCAGCTTGAAGTTGACTTGTTTAAAGAGCACATATCGGGATTCTTGCGGCGCAAAGGAGATTACCGGTATGAAATTAGCGAGTATTCGGCAGGTTATCCGCTTGTTGAAGATGTGAAAGAGGGTAAATGGTACGATGTAATTGTACTGGATATGATTCTGGAAAATGAGAACGGTTTGGAGATTGCGAACCGGCTCCGGGATATTGGATATGATGGAAAGATTATCTTCTGGACAGCCGACGATTCTCATCTGCAAGAAGCATTTGACGTCGGTGCTATGCAGTATGCGGTCAAGGGCAAGGAATACGGTAGAATATACCGGGCTATCGACGAGATTCTGTCACAGATGAGGGACGAAACATTGACGTTCAAATTCCGCAGGCAGATAAACCGGCTCAAATACGATGAAATTGAGTACGTCGAGAGTCAGGCAAGAGTTTGCCATATTTTTGCTACAAATAACCGATGTTTTGTGACTACTTGCAAACTGAACGATCTGGAAGAAAAACTGTCTGATAAGCGATTCTTGCGCTGCCATCAGAGTTATCTGGTGAACATGGATCACATTCAGTCGGCAGGTGATAATTTCATCATGGATTCTGGGGACATTGTCCAGATAAGACAGAATGGAGCAAAGGAAATTAAAGAAAAGTACGAAGAATATATAAGCTGACAGCGAAAAATGACCGCCAACCCGGGAAGGAGTAATTGGCGGTCATTTTCATTTTCAACACTTAATAAATAAAAGGGGTTGCAATACGAACTACTATATCGAACACGTTTTATTATAGCATTATAAAAGTCATATTACAACTGTCATTTAGAAATATCTGTAATTCTGGTGAATGTTCCTTTTGGAACAAATTCAAAAACAAACCCTTCTGTCGGATGTGGGATACGGATGAAGTACCATTTAAGTCCCGAGCTGTCGGTTTCTGTGTACTTCATCACCTCTACAACTGCACCTTTTTTCAGTTTTGGAAACAGCTTTGACGGGCTGTTTTTGTTTGATTTTGTATAGCATTTTGTGTCCTTTTTTATCTGCGCAATGTAGGCTCTAGTGTTCTGCTTTTTGGCTGTATCTGAGCCTGAAACTGACGTTGTATTTTTAACTAAACTGTAATTTGGAGTGCAGAATTTTGTTCCGGGAAGGTTGCTGTTGTAGTAACTTTTTTGGCATACGCCGCCACCATTTGCAATGATTGTAGAGCCACCAGAAGTGTTTCCTTCGACTGTCCAGAACCGATCTCCTGACACTTTTATTACGATTCCGGTGTGTGTAAATGTGCCATTTCGATAAAAAATAACAATATCTCCAACTTTTGGATTGCTGTTCAGAGTAAACAAATCTGCCATTGTCGGACAATAAACGTATGGCCAGTGTTTTAAGAGTTTCTTTGCTGTGTCTAAGCCAAATGCTTTCATCATGCACCACGAAACGAATGCAGCGCACCATGGCTGTCCCTGATAATCCGGCTTAATATCTCGCCAATATTTTGTGTAATTATTTTCTCCGGCATTTGCTGTCTTGCTATCAAGCTGACTATTGCTTGCCTTTTCAAGATATCCGATTTCGTTCTTTGCAATCTGGATTAATTTGTCAATTGCGTTCATGCTCTTATCCTCACTTTCTGGAAAATATGTTTTTAATGCGTTATAAACAAATCTCTGCCTGTCCTTATATACTCCCACTTGATTCCCTGTGTCCGTCTGGCAGGCTGCATAGAGATTATCGAGTGTATATGGTTTCTGAGTCTTTGCTAAAATCCTCGTTACTGCTCCCTGTCCGCCTTGGTGTCTAAAGTTCACGCACATAGCTTGTCCTCTAGCGTCCGTGACGCCCATTTTAAGGGCTTCATCTGCATAGGTGGCTAATTGTTCATCCATAAGGTTATCTTGACATTTAACGCCCAAATCGGACGAAATAAGGGCAACTATGGCGTCGGCAAGCTGTGATACTTTGGAAATATTGAAGCATTCCCAGTTTGCGGTCTGAACTTGTTCTAAAAGTCTGACCTTGTCTATTTTCTCCCACTGTTTCGGGTCGGCATCGTAAATTCGTTCCAGAAGCGTTTTAGCTTCGATTGCGTACCATGCTCCTGCTCCGATTGTGATTGCGTGTTCATCCGAATTGTTCTCATAAGCTTCTGTGAAGTCTGAATAATCCTGCTGTCCATAAACCTGTCCGCCGGTTTCGACTGCATAAATAATCTTCCTGAGAACTGTTTTCTGTTCGTTTGTCATATCACGTTGCTCCTTTCTGTTAAATATGCCTTGTAAGCTCCGTATCTGCCCCTAAAATCAATTTTTATATGTTATTCGAGGATTTTATCGAATCGCATACGAAATCGTTATATAAGTCAAATACGAGGTTGCTAATAAAAAGGTTCATTTTGGGCTGAAATGAATTAAGAATGTCAGGGTCAAATTAGGCTAATTTGACGATTAATATATATCTCGTATATATATTAATATATATTCTTATTCTATTTCTTATTCTTATTCTATTGCGTTACATTGCGTTACTGGTAACGTTATTGTAACGTTACATCGAGATATTATGTAAACGAAAATTGCTTGTTGACAGAAAACTTTCATCTGATTTTTTATAATTTCTAAGATGATTGATTTATTCTGAAAACAAGCAAAATTTACGTTTACAAATTATTCATTTTTTATTTTTAATATAGTTACATTTTAGTACGGTCAGGACTGAGATTTTGAGGTTATTTTGGCGAATAAGGGCTTATTTGAGTTTTTCGGGAAAATGCGCTCTTATTTGCGATTTTGGGGTTCTTATTTGTAAAAATTAACATTAAAATAAGCAAAAAGAGCCGAGGGATTGAGTCCATTTCGGCTTGACTCGTTCCGCTCGGCTCTGGATTCTTTCAAGAGAATCAGATGCAAATTTTTATGGGTTTATTATAACATATTTGGGGTGAAAATTCAATGTTTTCAAGCTATTGCGAGACGCAAAAACTTATTTTTTTATATAGTTAATTGCGTCATTAATAGTAAATCCATACATTCCGAAATATACATAATTTTCTCCCATGCCTGAGGTAAGCGTATTTCCAATTAGTTTCCCGGAATCGTCTTTCGGAGACAGCGTAAGCAATGTTTCATAATCTCCTGTTAAAGAGTAAATGTTGTCTTCAACTTTTTTGAATTCTACTGACATATCTTCAAATTGGACAAGTTTTTCGGTAGAAAAAAGCATTGCTTGTATGCAGTTTTGGGTAATTACTGGCTTTGAATTGGAACGTACGAATATGTTGTATCTTAATATGCCATTTGAAATGTTTCCATACGCAGATGTTTTTCTTTCACTACCAGTTACAGACATTTCGATATGATGTCCATATCCTATAACTTTATATCCATTAACTGTGACATATTTTGTGTTGCTATTCGGAGATCCAAATCCTACTGTATTGCTGAGAGTAAATATTTCATCATTTTTCTTCCAAAGAAGTGTATCTCCTCCCCAAATCTCATCCGTTTCCACGCCGTTAACAGGAAACCCGGTGATTTCCTGTCTGTTCAAAAACGCCTTATATATCATCAATTAGCCCTCCTTGAATGTGAAATATAACGTATCTGTCCGGTCAGTTCCTGCGGCTACAAGAGCGTCGTAATCGGCTTTTTTTATTCGCTTTACACACCTTAATTGTGCTTTTTTTAATTGCTCAGAAGTGATTCCAGAACCGCCATAACCATCCGTAAAATCGTCAATCATTGCCGGTGAAAATTCAGAATCCGAACCGTCCGTAAATTCCGCATAACTGATTGTCGGCATTTCTGATCGGGTGCGGTTGACGGTTGCGGATATCTCAGGAGTGTATTTTCCTAACTGCTGGCTGTTACTATTAAACGGTGCATTGTTAGCAGAATAGGTGTCAACCATGTCTGTAGCGCCGATTTTAAGCGTCCTGCTCATGATGTATGAATGAACGTACCATTGCAGTTCTGTAGGCTCCTGATCGTCGTGCTGAATCTGCTTTTTATAGTAGAGTTCAACGGCCTGTCCAACCATATTCAGTGGATTTCCCTGAACCTCAGCGGTATATCCCTGCGCACGATAATATTTCCGCAAATCTTGATTTACGAATACGCCATAGCAAATCTTCATAATTGGTTCAGCCCTTGAAATACCGCCATATTCGTCTGCATTCCAAACGTAATTTAGCCAGTCTTCATTTCCTACAAAGAAGCTATTTCTGTTGTAATAAACGTTGTTATCATATGCTTCCTGTGCTGTGTAATCGCCCTGCGTAAATCCAAAGGCTCTATTTGGGTCAGGATCACAAAATATAACATTCGGGAACCAGATTCTGCCCTCTTTTGCGGTAAAACTTTTGAACGTATCGAGGTGAATTTCTTCGTTGTTATAATATTTATAAATGTTCTGATTACTGGTGGTCTGCCCGTATCTGTAACTGTTCTGGCGAAGTTTCAGATACTCAAACTTGCCATCCCTGTTCATCCATCCAAAGCGATCATTCTGCAAGCATAAATCTTTCAGAATATTTACTACATTCATCTCATTTGAGTTATTTGTATCAGGTACATAGGTGTCGTCCCAATGTAACTTTGTACTGACCTGTTCAAGCCCTAAAAACTCAAATAATTTATCTCTGAATTGCTTTTGAGTCAGCTTTTTCTTCTTATCAGTCGTTTGGTTCTTGTACCACCTTGCAATGTCAGTATTCCGTAATTTATACAGATAATCGTATGCGATAAAATTACGTGTCAGGGAGTTTGCTTTTCGCTCTGCACTGTCGATTTCACCTGTGAAAATTTTAATTTTTGTTCCTTTTCTCTCGATGTAAACTTCGATTTTTCCAGACGGATAAAATTCTTCCGAGGTACCATTAAACTGATCGTGATGCGCCTGAAATGTTATCTGGTTGCATACACAGCCGCCGAAAATAAAATAGCTTTCAGAGCAAATAGACTCCTGCAAAGTAAGTGTATTCTGGTCGATATTTTCATTTGTAAGGTCAGCAAATTCGCCATTAATCCAGTGTACTGTTACTTTTATTGGTTCGGTTTTCTCTTCTTCAACATCACCAGAGCCGCCGCTTGAACTATCGTCGAATGGGTTATTTCCGTCTTTTGTGACTCTAACTTGGAAATCAGTGTTAAATGTTTCGGATTCGGTGCTACTTATTGCTTCTGTATAGAATACATTAACTGTTTTTGAACCAGATGTTGAACTATCCAGTTCAGAGACGGTATAGCCTGTAATCTCCACTTCTGTACCGTCTGCACGATATTTAGCCACGGTCAAACCAGTTGTGTCCAGTGTTTCTCCTATCTTGTAATAAACCTTATTCGGATAATGAGAAATACGGATTCCAGCTGTGTCTGCCACAACTGTTACGTTAAATGTTGCTGTAAATGTCTGATATGTGACCGTGATAGTCTTTTCGCCTGTCTCGGTGCTGTCTAAATCCGACACCGTATATCCGTCTGCCAGAACCTCTTTTGAGCCATCTGTCCAGACTATAGAGACTACCATGCCTGATATATCAAGTGTATCACCTTTCTGATATTCTGTTCTGGCAGGTGGCGTAGTGATTTCAATGCCAGATATTGATAGCCAAGTGACTGTTCCTGTTGCTCCCCACGGTGAACCAGATATAGAATCCTCTTTTTGATCTATTGTCACATTTGTTGCTACAGGTCCGCTGAACGCATTTGTTCCAATTGTATTGACTCCTGCCGGAATATAGATTTCGGCAAGAGAAGCGCCCATAAAAGCATTTGTACCAATTTCTTTCAGATTGCTGTTCTTTGAAATAACAGCTTTCGTTATTCTAGTTCCGCCGAACGCGCTGTCGCCTATCTTTGTTACAGAATCAGGAATATTGATTTCTGTGATTTTTCTATCACCAGAAAAACAGTTTTTGGGGATTTCTAAAATGCCCTCTTGAAGAACAATTGTCGAAAGGCTCATGCAGCCATTGAATTGAGAATCACCAGAAAATGTTACACCACTTTCGAGAGTGATTTTTTCAAAGTATCCACCGCTTAAATCATTTGTAACCACCCCGGCTCGAATTGTTAAATCTTTGCAGTTTTTTATGTAAAATGTTCTACTGAATACTGCATCTTTTCCACCCATAATTACACTGTTCAATGTTCCAGATGCAAAAGAGTAATATATAGTTTTTAATGTACTTGGTAGAACTAAATCTTTAACATTCGGGCAATTATTAAATGTGTTTCGAGATAATGTTTCCAGTCCCTCATGAAATGTGATTTCTTTTAACTGGCTGAAATCATTAAAGCAAGCAGAGCCAATTGAAACAACTGATTCTGGTATATCTAACGATGTAATAGTGTCCGAACCTTTGAAATTGTCACTTCCTATTGTTTTGATTGTATTTGCAAGTGAAAGTGATTTAAGTTTTGTTGATTGTAAACAAGCATTCGGTATTTCTACTATTCCGTCTTCGATTGTAATATCTTCTAGGTTCGATGAATTTGCAAATTGTGATGTATTGTTAAATTTTACAGCGCCCTCTAACGTCAAGGTTTTTAAGTTTTTAAGATTGCTACATCCCGAATATTCTACTGTTCCACCACGAATACGCAACTTTTTACAATTTGGGATATTCACGCCAGAACTGTTAATCGAAATATCTTCGCCGCCAATCGTTACTTCTTCAAACACAGTGTCTGAGTCAGATCCACTCGGCAAGGTTTTTAAGCTTTTCGGGAAGACAACCGATTTAAGATTCGGACAGGCACTGAAATTTCTGACATTTATCAGCTCTATGCCCTCTCTCAATGTCAGTTTGGTTAAATTCGGACAATTAGTAAAATTGACTGCCCCAATGGTTGTGATATTTCCCGGAAAATCAAGTTCTGTTCCAAGAAATGTGCCTGAAAAAGAAACATTATCTATAGTTTTTAGTGTGCTCGGAAAAGACAGAGATTCAATATTCGTAAAATTATAAGCAAAATTAGAGGGAATAGTTGTTAAGCCCTCTCCGAATACCATGCGCTTTACTTTTACATATAGTGCTTCAACACCTGCAGCTGTTAATGCTTTAAAGTTTCCTGTTCCGGTGACATACAGGGTTTCTGTATCTTTATCATATTTTGCGGTAACATCTTCTAAGTTTGGTGTTCCAATATTTTCCTCAAAGTCGCCGATGTCAATAACTGTAACCGTAATTGTGTCAGTAAAGCCGTAAAAATCAACTACAACGTCCACAGTTCCGGCTTCTGTTGTATCAACATTATTGACTGTAAAACCACCTGTTAAATTATCTGTTCCGTCTTCGTACTCTACGTCAAACTGTTGCACACTGACGTTTGTTTTCAACCCTGCAACACAAGTTGCGCCTGTATACTTGGCGGCTTTCACACTCAGTGGTTGCATGACTGTCAAAGGAATCGAAACCTCAAACCCCTGCCAACCCATAACATAATGATATGTGCCGGGTTTTGTATGGTTCAAATCAAACGATACTATTTCAATCTCGTCCAGTTCTTTTTCCGTAAATTCTACTCTTGAGCCATCAGATGCTATTTTATATGGCATTACTCCATCTAAACTTGGATAATTTCCAAGATGGCAACGCAGACTTTCCTCCGGGCTTTCATATCCAATTCCTACAATTGTTACATCTGCCATAGTTTTCCTCCCATTTTTTCTAAAAATAAAGAGCACATGGGCTGTGACACCCATGCACTCTGGTTGTTAGTATTCAATCAGTGCGAACCGCATCTTGTTGTAAAGAATGTTTTTTGTCTCTTCGTCCACATTGATAATTTTGTAATCCACATCGGGCATATAAAAAACACCTGTTTTGTAGGTGTTTTCTTCGTCGTCCCAGTATGTAACTTTGTATTTCCGCTGTGCTCTGTTGACCAAGCCAGAAGCAAATGTAGACTGCAAATCAATCTTCTCTGCCAGATAAAGCGGTCTGGTATTAAAATCAATCTTTGTCTTAAAATTCGGGCTTGTGTCCCTGTGCAAGAGATTATTCAAGTCCCTGTATGCTTCTACTTCTGTTCTCTGGTTTGGAGTTGCAGTGTAATCATCGTAGGCGAGGTATTTGTTTGGAACAATTTTGCTTCCATACTTCAAGAGCCATCCCTCAAAACTGCTACCTGCAATAAAATCACTCATTTACCTCACCTACCTTTCAAATAATCCGAATCCATTGCGGTTTCTGAACTGTTCGTTTTCCTCTTGCAAATATCCGACTAAGTGACCATCCGCATAAATTGCCATGCCTTTGACAGCTTCCCGGATAACCTGTGCGATATTCTGATTGTTGTCGAATGTGTTGTTACTGATTGCAATTACTTCACGGCGAATATCGTCACCAAAAGTACTATTCGCAGATACCGGCTTCTGATACATTTTGGCAGTCGGAACAGCCTTTATATTTGCTTCCATTTGTGGGAGCTGAATACCCTGTATAGATGTGCTTATATCCCCGATTGTAGACTGTAATGCCGGAATCATGTTCTGCATACCTATCTGAAAGCCCTGCATGGTGTAGCTACCAAGTTCTTCAAATACCTGTGATGGACTGTGAATCTTAAGGACTCTGCGGAACGTATTTGATATATTTTGTGCGATTTTTTGCACATTTGCATAAAGCCGTTGTGCTGCGCCTACGATTCCGTTATTCAAACCGATAATAGAGTTCCAGCCGATATTATACAAGTTTCCAATAGAATTACTGATTCTGGTTCGGATTCTTCCAAACCATGTAAATGATGAGGAAAAGCCCGGTTCTAATCCGTTTTGGAACCCTTGACCGCAGTATTCTGCAAGCTGCTTAAACCATCTGGACGGAGAATGAGAGTCAAGAGACTCTTGCGCTTTCTTCTTGACATAATCATCAAATAAGCTTTGAGTTGCAACACCAAGTGCATCTTTTTGACTTTCGTATCCCAGCATAACTCCCTTTACAGAATTTTCACCTATTTCTTTTCCACTGGTTTTTGCTGTACTTCCTGCTTCTAAACTTGCGGTTGTAATGGTTTCGTTTAGCTTGCTGGTAAGCTGACCGCCATTCTGAGTAATTCCATCACCACATGCCACAATTTGATTTTTTCCAAGTTCTGCAAGTAATTCAAACCCGGAGTTGTTATCCAGAACACCGTTGATTGCTCCTTGCAGAGTTGAATCCATTGTACTTTGTAGAGTGCTTTCATAGTCAGAAATACCTTTCCCGAACTGCACCATCTGACCGTTTGCTAAAGTATAGTAACCGTTGTCGTCTGGCTCTAATCCCTTTGCGATTTCTTGATAAATCTGCAATGCTTTTTCGCCGAGAATCTGTTTTCCGTTTTCCCAGATGCCGCCCATTTCATCAATTGCATTTGCTGTATCTGTTACCAGAGTCGCAAAGTCAACGGTCTGGATAAGTGTCTGGAATCCCGTAAGCTGTTCTGAGATATCCTCAAATGAAACATTGTTAATCCGGTCAGCCATATTTGAAAACTGATTAGAGGATGCTTCCGCTGTGTCTCCAAGATCTTTTACAGGTCCATTAACTCCTGCCAGAGCCTGTTCAAATACATCAGATGAAACGCCGAGATTTTCAAGCCTTGTTTCCAATTCAAGCAGTGCCTGTTCCGTAGTGTATCCATTTTCTTTTAGCTCAGTTAAATACGTCATTAGTGGGTAAGCTTCTTCTCCACTTAACTGGCTGGCATGTACAAGGCCTAAGATGGCATCTTTGTATTTTTGGTATATCTCCAAGTCATCTTCTGTAAGATTGTCTCCAACATGGAAAATATCTTTAAAAAACTCGTCAAGAGCTCCGGTAAAATCCCCTTTTTGATATCCGAATACATTATCTTCCAAAAATTCCCCGAAGGTTTTATCTTCGCCGCCGAACAGATTAACACTTATCCATTTTCCAAGGTTGAATCCTGCCATTGCGGTTCCTAAGATAACCATACTGTTTGCGAACCCTGTTGCAAGTGTAGAACCGAGTCCAGAGCCAAAGAATGTCTGTAATGCACTGCTGGCTGTAGAAAGAACCGTTCCTAATCCACCAAAGATTGTTCTAAGTGCGCTGATAGAACTAACTACATTGTATATATTTCGAGCAAACTTAACGCTTCCTTTTATGATAAAAAACTGTGCGAGAGCATTCCCGAGAGCTTCTATCTGTTTATCATCAAGCTTTCCTAGGACTTTTGCGAGAGCATCTAAGACGCTTACTAATGTATTAATCAGTGGAGCGCCGATATCGTTCAGCATTATATCGAAAAAGCTGATAAACCCATCTGCGAATCCCTCAGCAAACGGCTGAAATACATCCCATACATCACCGATTGTTTTTACCAATGAATCCCAGTCAATATTTTTGATAAAATTCACAATTACGTCTTTGAGATTTCCAATTCTTGTCCATAATCCGTCCCAATCAACATCAATCACTCCGAACTTATCAAGCGCGGCGACGGTAAGTCCCAGCCCAGCTGCTATCGAAGCATATGGATGTGCCGCTAACATGGTAATGCCTTTGCCAATTATTCCATCTTTGCCAAAAATACCTCCGAACCATGTAAGCCCTTTGAATGCCATAAAGGCAGTCAGAAGCTGTCCGAGGAAATAACCGATAGATTGTGCTTGTTCTGGTGAGAATGACGCGATAAACTCTTTAAACTTGTCAATCAGATCAGGGAGTTTGTTCACTCCGTCTGCCGCCTTGTCAAAGAAATCGTCAAAGAAATCAAGTAATCCTGTTCCGACATTCTCAGCAAATGGCTCTAACACATCCCATAACTGCACAAGGGAAGCGTTGATTTTATTCCAGTTAATTTTCACGAGAAAATCATTAAAAGCATTGATTAGTCGTGGTAATCCTTTTTCTCCTAATGTCCATTTTCCAAGTGGCTTCAGAAAATGTTCCCAGAAATCTTTTAATGCTGTCCATGTGAAGTCTCTGAGTTGTTTCAATCCATTGTTCCAGAGATTTTTCAAAGCTTTTGTAGTAGGCTCTGCGGATTTTGCAAGTTTCTTAAAAGTGTCTGTAACTTTATTTGCGAATGCCATGGCCTTATTTTCCATGGAATTGTAGGCGGCATCCCATTTCTTCTGGTATTCGTTCAAAAGTTTATCCAGTGCATCATTGAGGATTCCTGCGTCAATTGCAGATGTGTCAATTTTTGGCGTTTTAATTTTAGAATTTGCAAGGTCTGACAGAGAACTATCGTCTTTGCTCATAATTTCAAGTTCATCATAAGATGCGAGGAACTGTTTTAATTTTTTTGCGCTCTTGGTTGCATTTTTCAGATTATTGTCTGTATCTTTTGTAGCATCATCTACATCTGAAATTCCAGAATCGTCTATGGAATCAAGCGCATTCGAGAGATTTTCGCTTCCACCGCCGATAGAACCGAACATTTTTCCGATTTTGGTATCAACTCCAAGAAGTGAACCGATGTATGTTAGAAGTCTTTGAAATGCAATTACAAGGCCGTTGATGTACGGTAATACCGCTGCAACGACTGGCATAAAGATGTTCCCTAATGCTCTAGCACAGGACACTAAGTTTGCACGAAGTATACGTAACTGGTTGGCTGGCATATTGATTGTATTTGCCATATCCGCCCATGCGTACCGGGTGGAATCCAGTATCACTATTGTTCTCAGCATTGCCTTGCTTGCTTGGTCCATATTAGAAACAGACGTTTGTATGCCAAGATTTGCCGCATATTGCTGTAAGTTTGCCACACGAATGTTTGCACCATATTTGTCTACAGCACGGCTCATACCTACTAATCCAGAGGACAAGTTCTCATAAACTGTGCTAAAATCAAGATTCTTAACAGATGCAAGGTCGGCGCCGATCATGGTTAATGCATTCGACAGTTTTAATGCCTGTTCAGAAGTTGTTCCCATAGAGGACGACAATTGTGCAAACTGGCCTTGATAATTCAAGAGCATGGACGGGTCCATACCGAGTGATTTACCTGATTTATTTGCGGTCAGAATCGCGTTGTCGGAAACATCAAATCCAGACATTTTAGATGTAAGTTCTCTGGCTCTCTGGCTGAATGAATCCGCGTATGCTTCTGCGGAGTCATACCCTGCTTCCGACCAAGTTTTTCCTGCTTTATCTGCTACCTGACGGAACGCCGCTTGAAAGTAGTTATAATCTTCGAGGAAGTTCATGGAACTTTCAATTGCGCTACCGAATTTTCCAACAACAAATTTCAACGTCCAGAACTTCGCAACCAAGGACATAATGCTAGGTAAGCTTTTTTTAGCTTTACTTCCTACATTTCCAACGGCATTACCGAGTCTTCTAACTTTTCCCGTCGAAGCAGCCGCACCCTGTCCCAGTCTGGAAAAAGCACTCGCAGTAGACCTTGCCGCCCTACCAGCATTTGCCCCAGAATTTGCCAACTGAGCAATGGCCTGCGTCATTTGAATTGTACTGCTACTGATTCTAGGAGCGGTACTCATCGTCTGGAAGAATGATTTTAAGCTTTTTGCCAGATCATTAAGCTGAGTTGCTGTCTTTCCGGTTTTGTCCCCTGCATTTGCCAACTGAGATATTGACTGAACAAATGTATTAATTGGTTGAGAGATATTACCTATTCCAGAGAACGAAACTATGATTTTTCTAAGCTCTTCGCCAAGGTTCGGAAGTTTAGATGTAACTGCATCAATAGAGCTGCCGGCATTCGCCAATCTTGCCAATGAAGAAACAAACCGGTTTACATTGTTTGATACGTCTGGAATACTGCTAAGACCAGATAATTCGGAAATCATGTTCTGAATCTTTCCAGACACATCACCTGTGGAGTTTAATGTTTCGTTCAATCTACGTATAGAATTTACAAACGAATTTAATCCACTGTCTTTCAAATTAAGGCTGCCAAGCGTGCTCATGGACTGAGTGAACTGCTGTAACTGGCTGTTTACTGTCGATAAATCCAGACCGTTCAATTTTGCTTCGATATTGTTCTTGAGCTCATCCGTATTAATTGAAAGATTTACTTTTACCGGGTCATAGGTAAGCGTGGATGCCTTGTTGATGGCATTTCTGATATCTCTGGCAATCTTTTCTTCATTAATCTTTATGTCAATTGGAATCTGACCGTTTGCAGACTCCATGGCAGACGCAATGTTTCTCTGGATTGACGCACCGAGTTGCGTGCCTAACTCATTTACCGAGCTGTACACCCTGTCCGATGCCATTGCTGCATCTGAACCAGACAACGCCTGAATTGATATTGGTTTGATGGAATCTCTTACCTGTTTAAGGTTTTCCAATACAGTTTTTAACTGTTCCGCATCGTTTACGGTATCCTTTGGAATTAATGTAGGAAATTTTTCTGCCAGTTCGCCCCATGCAGAATCGAGGTTAATTCCTTTTGTTGCATCGACGGTAATATTTCCAAGGTGCTGTTGAAGTAATTCTCTGAACTCGCCTTTTCCAACATTGAATTTAAGCACATCGGAAACATAAATTTTCTTACCTTTAAAATAATTGTAAAAATCCTGCCATTCCTGTTCGGCACCGTCCAGATAACTTCCGAGATTGGATTTTACGATTTTCCCGCTCTGCTCAATGCTTTTTGCAATATCATCCAGAGTCTTTCCCCAGTCACCGGCTGTGAAGCTTTGTCCGTCAAATGAATTTGTAAGCTGCTGTGCCAACAAATCTATCTGTCTTTGAAGTTTGGAAGCGGCGCCGCCTTTTAATTCAAATGCGCTTGCGAGCTGTTTGGACAATGCAGATGCGTCTATTCTGGTAGTCTCTAAAGATTTTTCAACAGAATATTTCAATTTTTCAGACATATCTGCTGAGTTAATCTCTACATTTACTTTGAGATTCTTGTTTTCAAGATTGCTCAAATTCACTTTACTGAGACGTTCGAGCTGTGCGGCCATGCTATTCAACTTACTTGTATCAATACTTTTGATAGATTGCACGGCATAACTGAGAGTACCGATAGATTTAGAAAAATTTCTCATCAAGCCTACGCTTTTGGACATCAAGCTGTCTAATCGGTCGAATTTATTGCACAAATCATTGATTGATCTCGACGCACTGGAAACGTCACTGCTGACTTGTATCGCCAAGGTATCAATCGTATTGTCAGCCATATTCTCACTCCCTTCTCAAAAAAATATTTATAGTAAAAAAGAGGGGACAAAAATGTCCCCTCCATCTGGTTTTCTACAGTTTGAGCTTCCCGATTTTAAATCGGAAAACATAATTGTCCCGTTTTTTTATTTTTTCTTATATTTCTTAGAGTCCGCAGCAAGCGCATCAAAATAATTAATTGCTTTTTGCAATTCCTTTTCTTTTTTCTCTTCTTCTTCCTCTGCGGTGAGCGGGAAGATTCGGAATGGCTCTGATGGATACTCATATGGTGTTTGACCATTTTTTCTGAACATATTACATACGGTAGCTTTGAGAGCTTCTACTGTGTACACGCCCTGCATATGTTCGTGGAAATTCTTTCTGTCCTCAGAAAACTTATATGCTAAATCGTAGCATTCCAGCTCTCTTGGTTCAGAGTCCATAAACTCTGCTTTTGAAACTCCGTTATAAATATAGAACGGGAGTAAATCTTCCATAACATATCGGCTAAATGGTTTCTGATTTTTTTTTACTTTTTGGCTGGCTTCTTGTGATCCTGTGGTGCTTCCACTCCATTCTCCATCTCCGGATTCGGATTCTGAAGAATATCGTTTAAAAAACCCGCGTTCATAAGCTCATCGGAAAGAATGCCGAACAACTGTAAGAGTCCTCTTGGTTCATCGGTTTCTTCATCTTTGTAATCATCCAGTAAATTTCCAATTTCCTGCAATGATTCTGCCGGATTGTATTTTTTAAATCCAACAAAAAGAAGCTCCCTGATTACGCAGAATAAGTCTTTAGTTCTTCCAATTCCGGAAACGTCTCCATCTGTTTCGATTTCTGCTGATTTAAAAAGCTTTGCCAAGTCCTGAACTCTTTCCATAAGATCTGTATCGCAGAACGCATTGTAACCAAATTTGATAATATAATCAGTTCCATTAATTGTTAATTTTGTCATATCATATATCCTCCCAAATTAAAATAGAAATTCCCGCCATAGATTTGACTCAATGGCGGGATGCTTATCAGCCCCCGAGTGGAGATGGAAAATCTTCATCAGACGGCTCAATTTTTTCTTCAATCTTGATTTCATCTGAAATTGTTACGTTTGCAGTAACTTCCCATGCTGCATTTACTTCGGCAGATGGAACGCCAAGTCTTGAAGGTACAATCGGAATAAACCAAGCCTTTGTAAGGTCTGGATGATAAATTTCCAGCCAAGGTCTTTTGCCTTCTGCTTTGTTCTTGTCCCATGTATTACAGATGTTATCCCAAGTGTCAATAAAGACCTGAGACATACCAAATGTAAATCCCATGGCTCCTGATAAATCAAGAAGTCCCGGAACAGATGTTTTGTATTTTGTCGCGTTCAGAGATGTAGTGTCGATAGTGTCAGGTTCCGGGTTCATATCCGGAATGGATTTTGGTTTCTGCAAATTGTAGTATTTGTCTATCGGGCGTGTACCCGCTATAGTTTCAAATGCAATCGCAACCTTCATACCGATAGTACTAAGGTCAATCGCTGGTTTTGCTGCCATATTCGGCTCCTTTCTGCTTTTTAGCTATAAAATCACAATAAAAAAAGAGCCACACGGCTCTGATGCGTAACCCTGCATCCGGGAGATAAAAGGATCACCGTCCTTTCTATTCATCTGTGCCTGTTTTCAGTTCTGGAAGCCCTGCTACAGATGTAAGCAAGGATAAAACGCCGGAAAGAACGGACGCGGATACGACCATCTTCCAGTCAACGTTTCCAAGGACTGTCGCGGTTCCGATTGTTGCAACTGCTGTCTGAGCAATTGTCTTAACAGCTCTGATTCCCGCAGCTTTCAGCCAATGTAATTTATCTTTACTCATAGGGACACTCTGCCACTCCAAATATGTTTAAATATACTTAAACACATCGAGAAATTGAAATTCTCACGAATACTTCTTACTGCTTCATTGTGTATGTTTTGGCGATTGCATGCAATGCGCTACTCACAGGTCCTTGTACACTCCACAGTCGTTAATTCCCGAAATAGCCTTCGGTACATACTTACATTTGCTTTTAATCATGCAATCCTGTAAGTTTTAGCATCTTTTAAATTAAGTGCCGCATTGAAGTCCCTGTCTGCAACATAGCCACATTCACATCTGTAAATTCTATCTGAAAGCTTTAAATTTTTCCTGACAGAACCACAATGGTGACAGGTCTTTGAAGATGGATAAAATCTATCTGCTACCCTTAATTCAATGCCGTTTTCATCACACTTGGCTTTAAGCCTTGTTCTAAATTCATAAAACTTCTGAGATGCAACAGCTTTTGAAAGACACCTGTTTTTCATCATTCCTTTTACATTTAAATCTTCAATCGTTATGTAAGACGGTTTGGTTTTCACTATCTCAGCGATTGTCTTGTTAATGTAATCAGTACGGATATTATCCATTTTATGATGAAGTTTTTGTACCTTAAGCTTTTGTTTCTGTATATTTGCTCTTTGAGTGGACTCTCCTTTCTTTAAATTTTCATACTTTCGAGAAAGATTTCTCTGTTCCCGGATCAGTTGTTTTTCGAGTTTCTTTAATCCTGCCGATTTGTTGATGTTCCTGTATGTCTTTCCGTTTGAGACAATGGCAAAATCTTTTAGCCCAAGGTCTATACCGATTCCCTCGTTTGAGTTATTGCCAATATTGACATCTGGAGTCTCTACAAGAACAGAAACATAAAATCTGCCAGCCTTAACAGACACTGTTCCACTTCTGATCATATATCCATCCTTTGTTGTTGGGATATAACCTTTTTCTTTGATACGGACCCAGCCCAGAGTTGGGACCTTAAGTCTGTGTCTTTCGCATTGACAATCCTTTGAGTTATTTCTGACGAAATACATTTTCACATCAGTTTTATCTTTCTTTTTAAATTTAGGAAAATCACTCTGATGTTTAAAAAATCTTGTAAAAGCAGTATATCCATCTTCGATAGACTTTTTTACGGCTTTTGAATACACTTCCTTGATCCATGTTTTATCTGGATTATCTGGAATGTATTCGTTGTTAAGCCATAGACTAAAATCCTTACCAGTCATAAACTTTTCGCCATTATCATGCAGAACTTTGTTGTGACCAAGGTAGAAGTTATAGACATATCGGCAAGTGCCTATCGTCTTGCGAATCTGGGCTTTCTGTTCTTCAGTCGGATTGATTTCCGTCTTGAAGCTCTTCAACAATTTTTTCATCCTTTCTTTTTTTGGTATAAAAAATAGAAGCTGTTACGCTTCTAATAATTGCCCGGTGTAAATTCTGCTGTACCGGCTTATGATTCGCTTAAAACTCTTTTCGGAGTTTGCAACTTCTTCCGGTCCGTATGTCCGGCGAAAGCCCATTGAAACCATAGCCTGATGACTTTTGCTGTCAATTTCGTATGCAGTCGATAAAGCCTTTGTCCCAGATGCGTAACTTTCCGTTTGAAATGAAAGAACTGTTGCGCATTCGTGACCTTCGAGACTTGTTGACTGTGTGGGATTCCCCATCATGAATAATCTGGCGTATTTCGTTTTACCAGATGCTATTGTCTGGCTTTTCTCCATGGAAAAATTGCCTTTGCCGACTGTTGGTTGAATATCTTTACTCCACCTAGAAAATACTTCTGATACTGGGTTGTTAATCGTGTCTGGCATAGAATCACCTCGTTATAAGAAAAAGCACCCACCGCTCAGGTAGATGCTTTTATATGTTACAGTATATCATTTTTCGATGTATGTTTTTGTATGGGATTTTTATGAAGAAAATACTTCTTTTGCAATTTTCCTAATGTTCTGCATAATCTTCATGCTTGCCTTATATACCGGCATGGTAGCTTCGGTACCATAAGAGCGTACCCACTCGCCAGAATCGGCATAATAAACCCACGATTCATTCTTGCCATTCCCTTGCCCGTATGAACCGATTGTGTAACCAAAATCTTGCCCCTTGGGATGCGGACTGGTTCCTGCCGGAGTGTTGTAGTGAATACCCGACCCAAATTCAATGAACAAAAGGTCAGAGCCTTCACACACAAGCGTCGCCTGAGAATAGCCGCCAAAGTTATTGATTCTGATATAGGTATTATGATTTTTGTCAGAATCGCCTTGTGCCAATGCTATGTTTTCATCTATGACCGGGATTCCAAGTTCTGCTAGCCTGCGGACAAATTCCTCATTCTTACTTACAAGTGACTTCTGATACGCTCTGAGCTGTTTTATTGTGTCCTGTATAGATTTATGCGACAGTTCCATTTTGATAGTCTTATTCGCCATCTGAGCCATCTCCTATATACTTGATGCCATATCGTGCCACATTTCCTTTCTGGGTATCAAGAATCTTTTTTAGGCGATAATCTGGCGGGACTGTAGGCTCTCCATCTTCGCCTAAAACAAGTTCGCCCGCTTCGGTCAGTTCCGGTTTGCAGTCTATCCAGAATACATCGGCGATCTGCGGCTTGAAGCCACGGTCAAAATTCGTGATGTACCTGTCATAGTCCGGGATATAACCGGATGATAATTCCTCTGGCGTTCCGGCAGTCGCAGATGCGGAGAGGTGATGTAATTCTGGCTTTTGATACGTTTTGATTGTGTCTATCCCGTCAAGGTCTTCAGTTACCCTTGACCAATACACTGTCTGCTTTTGGCGTTTTAATCCTCTCATTTTTGTTCCGCCTTGCTTACAGTCCCATCCTCATTCAGCACATAGCCATCCTTTTGAAGTTTTTCAATCACCTTCTTATTCCATAATTCAGGAACATCCATCCATTTCTTTAATCCATTAATAACTCTTTCTTCGTAAAATTTAACCATTGTTCTCACCTCCGATTGTCGAAACTAATGTAGCCAGTTCGTCTAAAGCTGAATCATGCGTTGATACAAGTTCAGCCAGACCGTCAATTCCATCACCATTAATCAGAATTTTACGATTAGATTCCGCATTCAGCATCTGCATGACAAAATCCAACTTTTCAGACATCTCATTTAGTCTGTTCGAAACTCGATTAATTGCTTTGTAGATATTTACAATTTCTTTTTTATCCATATGCACCTCCTGTTCTTAGCCATTCGGCTATAAATAATTCGTTAAATAATTTGTCCATGCTTTGTTTTGTTTTGCGACATTTCTTATATTTAAGCGATCCACGCCACGATATATAAGAAGTCCAAATATCTTTAAATGTAAGTATTCCGTTATCATACATTTTCTTTAGTTTCTTCAACTTTCTGCGTTCATGTACGATACCTTTTCTGGATGGACGTTTTAATATCTTTCCATTTTTAAGAAGATTAAATTTTGTCTTTAGGAAAGTAACAGAATGAGTGGCTTTAATGATATGCGTTTTCTTCTCATTCAGTTCAAGTTCTAATTCATCAACAATATTTTTGATTCCATTAAGAACTTCTTTTGCCTTTTCTTTCGTCTGCACAATAATATAGAAGTCATCATTGAATCTACCACAACTGCCAAACTGTTCCATATAATGATCTAATTTATTCGGATAGAACACAGCGAAATGTTGACACATCTGGCTGCCTAGTCCAAGCCCGATAGATTTACCGTCTTCCTTAAAAGAATTAATTACTTCTCTGTAATACCATCTGGTGCGCTCATCATGAAAATGCTTGTCCAATTCTGCTATTAATTTGTCATGTGGGATAGTAGCAAAATAATTATGGAAATCACCTTGTATGATATAGAAATTACGTCCCCATTTTTTATATGCTTTCTTTAAATCCTCTTCAAAATATTCCCATGCTTTGCGCGTTCCTTTTCCTATTTGACTTGCGCAGTTGTTCTTAATCAACGTCCGTTCCAACATCGGTGCAAGAACATTCTCTGAAAAACTTTTCTGCACAACTCTTTCAGATATATGACACGCTTGTATGCGGCGTTTCTTGCCACGTTCCACAATAGTAAACTCAACATATCCTTTTGATATGTTTTTACAATTATTCATTTTATGATACAATTCTGAAACGTTCTGGAATAGATTCTGCTCAAAATTTTGTACAGAACGTTTCCAGCTTACATTTTGTTTACATTTATAAAATGCTTGTGTTAATGATTCGATTGATATCGCTTCATCATAACTGCAATATTCTTTTTCAATTTGCAAGCGTTTTTCTATCCGTTTCTTGCGGTCACGCTCGAACCGTTTTTGCTGTCTTTCTTTATTTGTCATTTGAAATAGTTGTAATAATCAGACAGGATGGTGTTTCTGGTTCTATCCTGCATACCTCATGCCATGAAATATCAGTAACCATCTGATACCATGCACGTTAGCGCACGACACTACGGAACTGATTATTGCTATTATTCACACATATTTCTATGTGATGGTCACATTCTCCTTATGGAGCATCAAACAGTATAGTGTTCAGTCAAACGGCTTACTAAGTCTAAAAGAAATACATGATGCCCGTAATCAAGGGGCAATGCCATTAGTGTTACTGGCATTGTTGGTGTTCGCATTCCCGTCTTTGTTCACATTACAGAAGGAATTGCTGTTGCTAGAGTTAGGCGAATATAGAATGTAACCAATGTGAATCATTCTCCTTTCTTCGATTCTTGTTTATTCTTTTGCTTTTCAAGTTCTCTGTTTAAAATTTTCTTTCCAGATTTTACCCAGTTGGAATACATCTTTTTCAATTCAGAAATATCCGAAAATATATCATCCATCAATGCTGATGGGATGTTAAATAGTCTATTTACTAAATTCAATTGATGTTCCAATGCGGATAAATTTGCTTTCCCGATTGTCTGATACTGTTCACGAATATTCAGTTTCTCTTGGCTTGTCGGAAATATTGCGTTTGCATCAAAACAATTTGCAGAAACATTCATAGCAGAGTCTATTATCTTATTCGTGATAATAAACCTTGCACGTTTTGGAAAGTATTTTTCATTCATTGTCATTTTGACAATTTTAAATTCGATTTGTGACGCTAGATAGCACACATCTGATTTATCTGTTCTTTGTGATTTTGGAACAGACACAATTATCATCTCCTTTGATTGATTGAATATAATACCGCAAATCCTTTTAACCGCCTTACGGCGGTAGATGGGATTTGCTAGGATTTTAGATACATAAGCAAGGGGCAATGCCACAAGCGCTACTGGCACTGATGGTGTCCGCACTCCCGTCCCTGTTCACACGACAGAAGGAAGCGCTGTTGCTAGAGTAAGGCGAACGTGTCCAATACTGGCCAGATACATAGGTACTACTATAACGTGGTTTCTTATATCTGTTTGCAGTCGCATTCTTGAAATATTGATACTGTTTTCCTTCTCCTGCAAAAGAATGCGTTGTACTGCCAAAAATCTCAATTTCAGAAGGTAAAAACGCATAGTCGTTAGATGTTTTAATTGTGTTACTTTGGCTACCTTCCGAAGTCAGTTTTCTAACTTGTTTCATCATATTCTGAATATAAGTAGGTAAACATTTCTTGTACACATTATTGCACCATGTATGCCTATCGCAGTACCCCCAACCACCGCTATTCGTGTTTGAACTGTTCATATAACCACATTCATGTGATGTATCATAAGAACTATTATATTCTGTCGTAGTGTCTAAATACAGCATACGTTCTGTCTGAATTGTAATAGCAGCTTTGGTCTTGCCATTGATAGCAGTCACTAAATCATCATGTTCGATTCCGATAATTACATAAATGTAATCATTCGCTTTGTGCGACTCACTTACGCCCGTTGCAGCCATTGCGTTGTGATGGATTGTTCTCTTGTCACCAACCGCCCAATAATCACCAATGTTGATTTTACCTGCGTAATGTGCTTCAATCATCTTTTCAATTTCCGCATCTGTTCCATCAGCAAATGCGACAATCTTTAAATCCTCTGGCTCTCCGAGGAGTCTGTTTCCTGCATCGTAGTTGTATACGCCATCGGTAGAATATGGGAACAGTGCGAAGTAATATTTCTTGCCATTTGTCAGCCCTGTGACTGTATATCCTGCGGTTTTGTATTTGTCACGAACTGTATTATCAACCACAAGCGTTCCGTCATCTGGGTTTGCAGGATAACCTGTTTCTTTCATGACTAATTTTGTGCCAGCCCATGTGGAGAATGTTGAACCGCTAATCACAGTATCTTCAGGGTCTTGCCACTTGATCGTGACGGATGCGTTTGCATTTTCAATAGTTGGATTGTTTACGGGTTTGGGAGTGACGGTTGTGCCACCGCCTTTTGCATGGAGTGTTCCGTCTGCGTCTATGAATGTTGTCTTGCCGTCGGGCTTGATAGCACCAAGGGTCTCAGTTGTTGCTACAGGTACCGTTGTTAAATATTCGCCTTTCGGCTGATACGTTTCGTTGGCAATTGTCTGGGTAACATAATCGGAATCATTTTCAAGTTCACTGACTTTCGTTGGAATTTTTGAGTCGGCCGGTAACGCACCAACTTCTTCTGCTGTATATGTTGGCTTGTTCTGCTGCTTTGCCCAATCTGCCAATTCGTTTGATTTAATGTAAAGTGACATATCAATCGGGGCGCCCATAGTATCCCATACTACGCCGTTCCATGCCACATTCATTCCTGCTTCGCCGTAGACCGACTTAGACTCGATATTGTACATATCGCCGATATCTGGGTTTAATGGAAGCAAATCAGCAGTCGCAACTGTGCCACGGTAAATAATAGGTGTCTTTATTTTTGCTTCCATATTGGAAATCTGGCGTTTTAATATTGCATATACTTTCTTTGCTGTTAATGCCATATGCGCTTCTCCTTTACAGTTTGTACCATGTATCGGTAGGTTTGTGATATTCGTATAATTCAGAAGTATCAAGGCACAACGCCGAAGAACCACTCTGTACATAATGCGGGAGCTTTGACGCGTCTTTTGAAAGCCCCTCGTAATCACGAACCATACCTCTTGCATCTGTACATACCCAACTGCCTAAATCCGGCAATTCATCACCGGGATTGTACTGAATGCCATCAAAAATAATTGTGTTTTCTGCTTTTGCCATCTATGCAATCATCCTTTCTGCCCCGATAGGAGCCACATATGTGAACTGGTTTCCCAAGATATCTCTGGCCGTGCCAATAACAAACTGTCCATAGTCTGCCAGAATATTGCATACAAATTCCTCTGCATCTACCCAGTATCGTTTTTTGACCATACGATGAAGTTCTGGTAATAGACCATAGCTGAACATCACACAATGCCCTAACTCATGAATAAATACACGGTTCAGAAGTTCTCCATACAGGTTATTTGCGATTGAAATAACATGGGTGGAATAATCCGATACTCCAAGTGTTCTATTGCCTGTACGGTCAATTAACACGCTGTCATGTGGAGATACAAACTGCACTCTCCATAGGTCGCCGTTCATGTAAAATTGTCTTAGCATGGCTTATCACCATCCTTTTCTCAACTAAAAAGCCCCTGCTACATTCCTGTAACAAGGGCAAAGCTCATTTCATATTCAATTCATCTGCTGTATAAAACGTGTCAAGTCAGTTTTCATCTGCTGTCTGATTGATGCGTCTGCATCATCCCACATTTCTTTCATATTGCGGATGATATCTTCTGTATACTCTTTCATGGAATCGTCCATTTTTCTCTTGGATTCAGCGTCTTTGGAATCATGGTAATGTCTGCGATTCTCGCTGTATCTGTCGTAGGTTTCACCATATCTGGATTGCTGACGATTCATGCCGTCATTTCCCATATTCCTGTCCGAATATTCTGGGTGATATCCCATGCGGTACATATTGCGTTCAAATTCTGGATTATTCAGATATTCGTTCATCCAGTCATCATCTTCCATGTACAGATATGGTTTATATCCCATGCGGCTTCCTTTGCCTTTTGGGGCAAATCTGCCGTTTGCATAACGATATCTGTCATATCCCATGCGTCCAAGATACTTTTCTTCCTGTTCGCATTCGTCCATAGCTTCTACGATTCGATAATCTTTGTCTGCACAGATTGCGCATTTTACCGCTTCTAAGCAATCTTTCAGATCATCCCAGTCCTGAGAACTAAGATTGTCAAATCCATGCGCTTTGGCTTTTTCCATAGCCCATTTTCCCATTTCCATTGCAACTTTATGCATTACATTGCCCCCTTTCTAACAGCCTGTGTAACAGGTGTGTCTGTCGTTGGGGCTGTACCATTAATTGCTGTCAAATTATTACTTGGACTACAAGCCGGATTTCCTAACATCTTGAATACTCCGCCAGTTGCGCTTGTAGCTACTCTGGTTGCATACTTCGTTCTGGTTCTTATTCCGCAAGCCGTAACCTGTGCGCAGCAACGATTCTCTAGCGGATACAAAGTTGTTCCTGTTCCTATCTGAATCATTACCGGAGCAGTAATTGTAGTGGCTTCTGGTATACTTTGTGCAACAACAATACAATATTTTTCTCCATTGTTGTAACTGCCTGCCGGAAGTGTGATTACAAGATTGCCTCCTGTAAACGAAACAGACTGGCTTATCACAAGATGACTGCAGAGCTTACAAACATTTTTACAACTCATATTTTATACCTCTCAATCAAAATAAGAGGTGAGCCGTAACCCACCTCTTAGAATTAGTCAACCTCTAAGGGTGAGTTACTTAGCAGCATCCACTGTTGCATCCGCATCCGCCGTAATAGGTATTCGGATTAGGAACAACGTATGCCGGGATGGCTGCCGGATTAATTGCATTGATTAACTGCTGAGTCTGTGAAGCCATAGCAGTTGTAAGCAGTGCAGACTGGCGATCCTGAGATGCAGCACGTTTCAGATCAGTATTTTCTGCCTGTAATGTTGCAATCTTATCCTGAGTCAGGAAATCAAGGATTGCTCTTGTATTACTGTTCTGGTTTTCCAGAAGGTCTCTTGTATTGTTATTCATTGTGTTCTGGAGAGCACAAGTGTTGGTAGCCATGTTGTAGTTGATACCCTGGATAGCTTCCCTTGTTTCACAGCAACAATTTGCTAACTGAGACTGTAATGCATTGGTGTTCTGCATATTAGCCACTGTATCAGCGTTAATTGCCTGCTGAACGCCATTGAAGCCCTGAAGCATTCCAACGTTCACGCCGTTGAAGCCACTCTGCATGGTATTGTTGAGTGCATATGTACTGTCGCAAATACCCTGCTGAATACCTCTGATACCGTTCTGAATATCATTAAGAGCAAACCCCTCATTAATGTCTGAACGGGTAGCCCATCCTTGGAATCCGGCACCGTTCGCACCGTTTCCACCATTGCCACCGAAGCCGCCGCCCCAGCCGCCGAAACCTCCCCATCCGAAGATAGCAAAAATCAGGACAAGCCAGATAAGTGAAAAGCCATCACCGCCCCACATATCATTGGCGCGATTATTAGAGCCTGTAGCGGCAGCAATGTCACTAAGACTGTAATTTGAACCATTCATCATGTTTTTAGTCTCCTTAAATTTTATTTACAATAGGAGACATCCGCGGCTGTCGTCCCGAATTGTAGCGATTTTTAATCACCCAATTGTGGGGAAGTGTTATAATCCAAGGAATTTTTGTATAATTCCGTCTGGAGATAAATGTTTTTCGTTGAATACATTTTGCTGTATTTGATGTAACTGGTCTGTATCACCTTTTTGGTATAAATCCAATGCATTCTTCAATGTTGGATTATTTCCTGCAAATTTACTCATATCGTTCATCATGTTATCAACACTTCCGAACCTCTGAGAAATCATTCTTTCAAACTGCTTTTTCATCATGGCGTTTGGGTTGAAATTCATCTCTGCCTACCTCCATTCTGCTTAGGTTCCGATGTCCCCGACATCTGCGTCGGAAACATATTCTTTATTTCAGAAATCTCCGAACAAACATCATTTCGAAGCTGATTAAACATTGCTTCAATATCAATTTGCTTTTCATCTTGCTTAGATTGCTGTTCGTCTGGATTTACGAGTCGGTAAACAAAAATCCTGCTTCTTCCATCGGATTGAAGCTGTTTTCTGTAAATTTCAGTTCCGTCTGTTTTTGGATAGTAAACAGGATTGCCGGACATATCCACATCTTTAGCCTTTACAGTATCAATCCCATCCACCATCTGTCCTTGAAGCATAGGTGATTGTGGAACCGGCTGTAACTGTTGCATCTGCATTTGACCATAAGGCATTGTCTGCTGATAATTATTCTGCAATTGTGCCAGCCTGTCCTGATACGGCTGTATTTGCCCGTATGGGTTGTTTATCATTGGTTGTTGCGGATAATACGGATAACCTGCCATAATCTGTTCCTCCTGTCCGGGATTCAAGGATCATATCCATATCATCTATAGAACGATGCTTTTCCCATATACCCTCGTAAGGGTTTCTTAACATAATCATTGTGTTTTCTCCTATGATTATATTATATAGGAAGGAACTCTGTTTTTGAACGTCACTATTTCGCCACGTTTTCGCCATAATACAAAGAAAAGCCCCGACAGTACATCGGGGCAACTTTGGAAATTTTCTTCTTTATTCTTTTGTTAATTCGGTCTATGGTTCTTGGACTATACCCCATAAGTTCAGATGCTTCCCATAGTGTCTTTTCGCCATAGGCCCGTAATCGAAACAGTTTTTCTTCTCTGGAATCGAAGCCTGCTTCTTTTAAATAAAATTTTCTTTCATCTTCTGAAAAGTCTGTATAATTCATATTTCCACCGTCCTCCCTTACAAGTGGAATCAAACTGGAAGAATACCGCTTAACATAAAACCGATAACTGCGCTGACAATAGATGTAATAACACATACAATGATTGTATCGTAGCGCTTTCCCGGGACTGCCATGAGAGTCTTTATATTGTTGTTCATCTCATCCACAGTTGATTTGATGTGGTTCAAGTCGTTCTCACTTAATGCTGTCTTTCTTTCCAGTTCCCCGATACGCTCATAAAACTCTTTATGACGATCGGATTGTCTCTCTTGCATCTGTCGAAGACTATTCTCTAATTCTTCTATGCGGTGTTCATTAAAACATTCATGTTCACATCCCATCGCCAGTTCCTTTCTTCACTCCCTTAACATTTGCTTTTCCCTACTGAATATAAGCAACCCAGCGGCACTCCGGGAGGACAAAAATACTGTGCCACGTGACCCAACCATCTTATTAAATTAAACTTCCCGCAAATGGAAAAACGCCATGATTAATATATATTTCTGTTTCGGATTCCCAGTTTCGACTTATTGAGTTTTCAGAATGTGATTCTTGGAACTCGGCACCCTGTTTCACAAGGAAATAGAGAGCCAGATCAAATATGCAATCATAGCAATATTCCATATCGGTATTGATTCTTTCTTCTGTATATCCAGACGGATAGTTGCGCTTCTTTTTAAATGAACGAATTGCACGTTTTACAGACAAAGAAATCATGCCGTCAGTTTCCGCATCATCGGATAGATATTCTTTCAGATCATTTACAAGCCGTTCGTCCATTTAAGATCACCTACCCTTGCTGAGATAAAATTTCAGAGATAATACCAGCCTTATTTGTCGATGTCAGGGCATAGCCATTGTCACTTGCGAGCTGTTTCAGTTGAGCTACTGTCATGCTTGACAGCTCGCTTTCTGTATGCTTGCGTTTTGAAGTATCATTAACACTTGCTACAGATGGTGACTGGCTGTTCTCGTCGAGACTATGCCCGTTTATTCCCCCGCTTTGGTACCGATTACGATACCACCATTAGCCTTTGCTGCTACTGGAACAAACATACCTGATGCTTTAGTCCAAACTGCAACTGGGTCTTGTGTAGCCCACATGGAAAGAGTAACGAAAGAGCGATTCTCTTCCTGAATAAACTGTCTGTATTCAAGTTCCTCAGGTGTTACGCCCCAAAGTCCGGTACCGAATGAACCGTTTGGTTCTGCTTCATACAGAGTGAATACATCCTCTTTGAAGTATCTTCCTGTTTTGAGTGAACCATCTGCTTTTCTGAATTTGAATTTCTCGTCGCAACGATCAATTGTGATTCCGTATTCCTGCATAAGCAGATTTGCAAGTTCCTGTTTTGTCAGAAGCCGTTTGTTAGCTGCTCCTAAGACTGCGGTCTGCATTGCAGTGTTATTTCTCATGTAGTTAATCATTTTAAGAGAGGTCAGGGCTTTGTTTACTACGAAACCATTGTCTTCTGCGACAGCAACCATCTTCTGGATATCGCCCATGATGTCCGCGTCTGGCTTAGACCAGTCTGCAAGACTGACCTTTGCATCAGCCGGAACGCCGTAATCAATGCTCATATCCACGTTGTTCTCTTTGACTTTTACTGCACCAGTAGAAAGGAACTGGCCTTTCATGACATTTGCTCTGGCAACAACACCTTCAAACAGATTAGCTGCATCATCAAATACAAATTTCTTTAAGTTTTCATCATCCGGCACACCATTTTCAATTGCCTGCTGTAATCTCTCGGACTGATTGATTTTTCTCTTAATAAAGAGCTTTTCAGTCAGGACTTTTTCGAAGCCCGGTCTTGTTCCGATTTCTGCTTCAGTATCAAGTGCATGAACGAATGCTACCTCTGGAAGTCTCTGTCCAGCCATAAGTCTGTAGTATTCAGCTTTCAGGAACTGTGTTTTGACATCCGGGAAGATGGTGTCAAGAATGCCCGGCCTTTTTACGCTGAAATCCTGAGAAAAGTTAAGTCTTTCTTCCGGTGTGATTGATTCTAAAATATTAAATGGCATCTGCTGTACCTCCTTAAAATTCTGGGTCTGTAGTAGTCACAAAAACGATACCTGCTTTTTCAAGCTCTGTTTTTGCAGTGGTTTCTACTGTTACCGGAAGTCTTTTTTCAAGAACACGTCCTGCAACAATAACGGAAATCGGTCTCTTAGCATCGTCTGTCATATCAACATCTTCAAACACGATGCCTTTAGCACCAGTTGCGTTTGTCGGATATACAGAACCTGCTTTGATAATCTTCTTAGTTCCAACGGTTTCAGCATTTGTCTGTTCTGCTGTATAGGTTTTAAGTACCAGTCCTACCTCGGATTCGAGAATATTAGGTGTGGATTCGTACTGCTCTGTTTTCATAAAAGCCATAATCTAAATCTCCTTTTCTTAAATATTTACTGGGGCATTATCGTCTGCCGGTTTATTTTCTGGACACATTTTTGCTGAGTACGCTTTTGCATATTCAGATGCTTCGCTTTTCTTTTCTGGTTCTCCACCAGATTTACCGCCACCCGGATTAGGTGTCTTTTCAAGGGCTTCTTTTTCCCATGCGGCTTTTGCGGTATCAAGAGCGTTTTTATTTTCTACGGAAATTCCATCGACAAATGTCTGGGCTTCTTTAAGAGCATCCTCCGCATTCATATTTGAAAATGCTTTGATTGCTCCCGCATAGGCATCTCCTTTCATTCCTGCGTTTGCAAAAATAGAAGTAATTTTGCCTGTCAGAGCTTCTTTTTGGGAAGTTGCAAGTGCAGATTCAAGGTCAGAAATTCTTTTTTCGTTTGCAGCTTTTTCTTTCTGACGTTCCAGTTCTGCTTTTTCAGCTTCAGTCATGTTCTGTTTTTTTAATTCTTCCAGTTCTTTTTCCAGTGTTTCTGCTTTATCAGCCTGTTCTTTTACTTTCTGGGCTTTTGCTTTCTCTTTAGCTACATCAGAATTTGACTGATTCAGAAAAGAAGTAATCTGGTCATCGGTTGCATCTGGAAAAATCCTTTTAACATCTTCTCTTGTCATTGAAATCTCCTGTCACCAATACGCTTTTTTACGCTGTTCGCTCAGCTCAAGGTGTCTCCCATGATTACGCTATCGGGGTGCATATTTTTTTAATAAAAAAGAGACGATTTTACTCGTCTCTAAATTAACTGTATTGAATTGAGCACCGGCAATTCACAATCTCGTCTGCCGAAGCTCCTAATGAGGTATCTTTGGGAAATTGTAGCAAGCTATCTCCAACCGAGAACGGCTCACCAATCGAAAGCGTGGTTCCTCCGACCTCGAGGTGTGTCTTTCGTTCTCTTTTGTCTCCTACGTCAATCCATTTCTTTTTCGTCTTTCCTGATTTCACAGCTTTTGAATACTGTCTGTAGTTCAGTATTGAATTAGCTTCGCACTCTGAAATAAACATTGCCCGGTCATTTGACAGGTAATAATCATCAGTAATGCTTTTATCTTCAGAAGAAAGTCTTTCGAATGTTGTATCAATAATTTGCTTTGTTATATCAACGGCATATTGCTTGATATATGTATCTATAAGCATATACGAAGCAATTACATCCAGATATTTGTCATAAAATTGAGTTTGGATGTATTCTCGTTTCGTTTCTCCGCTTTCTATGGTTGTTTCTATCAGTGCCAAAATATAAAGGACAACTTCTTCCATTTGTTCGGAAAAAGCTATCCTTTCTTGTTTTTCTTTGTCTGATATCGACATTTTGCTGAAATATTCTTTATACGGTTCGCTCCTGCGGTTGTCAGGTCTGATATTTAGCTCATCATATGATGAAACACTCATTCTGAAATCACATCCTTATTAAAGCCATTCAGCAAATCTTTCGCTTTTTGCATTTCTGAGTCCGGGTCTGCCAATTCCGGGTAAATAGTTCCAAGATATGGTAAACTCATTTCATATACTTTTTGCGGATCACTAAATAATCCGCAAGTAATCAGCGCAATAAGCGGATGAATTTTATTTTTAAACAGATAATCAAGTGCTTGCGCTTTAACAAGCATATTATCAGTCGGGTTTCTAGTGATTTTTACATCAAAATCTCTGGTTGAAATATTTACATCCATTGAGGTTTTTCGAATGATATTCAAAATGATTCTGGCAGATGCCTTTTCAGCTTCTTTTGTGAACGCTTCTACCAATTTTGCGTCTCGTTCTGCAAAATCCCAACCATTTCTCAGATACACTGCATTGCCTGTGTCTCCGCCCGTATTGCTCTGTCGATTCGGCATCGCTTCTACAATCAGCATATTATTGTAAATATCATCTTTAGCAACCTGGCTCTCTGACTGATTTAGTTCAGCAGTCATTAAATCAACATCTGATTGCGTTCCATTCCCGACGTCTTTTACAGATACAGCACCGAGTTTTATCATTTTTACAAATTCTGCTTCGTCAATCTCACAGTTTTTGAATTTCATCAGAGCTTGTACGAATTGTTCAACCCCATTCAGTCTGTCAGATTGATACTTATTGATTGCATCATACATTGTAATCGCAATTTCGATGTCGGAAAGTCTGTCGTGATTATTCGGATATTCAATGATAGGAATACCACCAAAACCATTGATTCCAGATTCTGTTACCGCTCCATTTTGTATTTTGAAATACTGCCTGGAAGAATAACACTGATAATATTGCTGATTGTCCTCGCCTTTTAAAATCTGGACGGAAAGCACTGGTTTACCAGTAACGCTTGAATAAACAATATATACATCCTGCGGTGATGGAATAAATATTCTGAAAGGCGGTAAGTCTCCATCCTTTGTCCATTCATCCTCTCTCAGGATTGCTTTATATGCAGTTCCTACTGCACTCTGGTATATCCCAAGTTGAATATTTCTGGCGTCTGAATTGGCTTCGTCCAGATAATCATTGAGCCTATCAACTTGTTCGTTTGTTTTTTCACTCGCTTTTTTCTTCTTACAGACATACTGAATAGGTTCTCCGTATATCTGCCCTGCCTTGAATTTGACTGTTTCAAGGGCATGATTCTCAACAACTTTATTGTTGACCTCTGGGCGAACAAGTTTTTCGCGATATAAAATTGGCTGATCGCCTTTGTAATATCTGTAAAGATAATCCATCAGGGTTCTATTCCTGTTGTGGATTCCAATTGTATCAGAAAGGACCTGTGCCACATTCTGGGGAGTAATCTGGTCTACGCCAGTATAGGCAGTCTTTCTACCAAATTCTCCTTGGCATAGGTCAACAAAGTTTATTTTGTTTCTCCCCACTGCCTGTCCTCCTATTTTTCTGCATGAAAAAAGCACCGGAATAAAATCCAGTGCTTAATTTTACATTTTATATTATACACTACTTTAGTGTATGTTTTTGTATGGGATTTTTAAGATTCAAATTTTTTTAATTGGCGAATTACTGAAATTGCGTCTATATGGAGCTGTCTTACCCACTGATAGGCATAACCCAATTCATCAGAAATTGCATAAAGCGTTTTCCCTTCGACATATTTTTTGAATAAAATATCATACAAAACCGGATTTTCAACGGAATCAATTGTTCTAATAACTTCCGCTCTTTTCTTTAAATATTCATCTGTGATATTTCGAATTTCTTTTTGCAAATCAACAATCTCTGCAACTAAATCTCCTGTCTTGTCTTTGTTTCCGGACGTTTGCACACGCTCGCCGTATGAGAAAGAACTTAATCCAGTTGCATGTGCTTTTAGTTGTTCAATTTCTATGTATTTATTGTGAATTACTCTATCATAACGTTGAATCTGGTTCAAATATTCTCTCGTGTTCATGCGTATCTCCTTCCCCAAAATGGGTTATGAATGGCTGTTGCTTTTCCACCTAAAGGATTTTGTACGAACTCAGCTAACATCGCCAAGCTGTCAGGTCCATCATCATGAGCCACTTTTGCCCTTGTAGTGTATGTGGTTACATTCGCCATAAATAATCCGTAGTCGGATTTTGGTTTATACTGGCTCGGATGCAAAAAATAAAAATGTTTTGATATGTAATCAGAGTTTACGAGAATTTTTGTCTCTTTATTTGCTTGCGTAGGTCTTGTTTCGATATCCGCTCGGCATTTCCCTGAGATTATCTTTTGAATGTTGTGCGCAACACGATTTCCTACGTTATTTGACTCGAATCTGATTTTATGCGGATTGTGTTTTATCAAAATATCAGCAGTCTTTCTGTCCAGGATGTCGTAATCTGTGGTATCATCGAAAACAACATCCGGGATGAAAAATTTATCCCCATATTGATATGCAATAGGTAATGATTCAAAATCTGTACCTTTATCTTTTGTATCACATACTGCCCATATCGCATCTGCTTCTCTGTCTGGTATAATTGTGTATTCGTCCGTGCATCCATCGGGAACGTCTTCTTTTCCAAAGAAAAATCTTTTTAGCTTATCTGGTGGAAGCAATAATCCTTCACGTTCTACCGGTTGTTGCTGATAAAGACAGTTATAAGAGATTTCGTCCATGGACTCTTTAGCATCGTTGAAATACTTCTCAGAGAATCCATTTACTGTGAATAAAAAATTGCTTTTGCCATTCTCGTCAAGTGCCGGTACTGCTATAAACCTTGCTCTAGGGTTCCCGGCGTATAACTGCTGTAGCTTTCCGATAGGGTCATGCACTGACCATCTGGTAGCAATATAAAATTCTTTGCACCCTTCAAGTCTACGAGAGCGCAAATCATTTACTACTTTTGTCCATAAGGTGTCCAGTCGATTCTTGTTCAGTGCTTCTTCAATTCCAGACACAAGGTCGTCGGCGGTAAGGAATCGGTTGCATCGGGTCGCACCAGTCAGAGAACCATCAATTGAACGGAACGTCCAAGTCTTAAATCGTCCGTTTCTTTCGAGATTGACCGTAGTTTCCTTTGCATTTGTTCCCTGTATTTCTACATTTGGAAAAATCTCATGCCATGTGTACTCAACCGGATCATTGATGATTTCCAGAACTCCATCATAAAGTGAACGTGTCAGAATACTACTGTGCGCTGAGGACAGGTTGAAATCATTCGGAAACCACCCGCCTACCAGAGACAGAAAGAAATCTTCAAGAGTAGATTTTCCGCAACCGGGTGGTACGCTCAGTGCAAATATATCAAGTTTATCATCCATCAAGTCTTGTAAAGAGCCGATGATATTGTGCTTCAAGAACACATTTCTTCTTGGCTGATAGAAGCGTTCTTTTAAGATTCTGTTCTTTTCCAGATACAGTAGACCACTGTCAACCTGATAGTTTCGGGCTTCGAACAGAAGATATTTGTAGTAGAGGTCTTCAAATTCTTTTGAACCTGTTTGAAGCAACTGATTAAGCGCAGCTTCTTTTCCAATATTGCTTAATCCTATGCCTTTTTCGCGATAATTCGGGTATTCTTTGAAAGAATGTTTTTCATCCATTAAGTAGACAAGGGAATATAACTTATTCCACTTTGTTTCCGGGCTTAGATTACTGTTGATGATGTTATCTCCGATCATCACATACCATTCCGGCGATTCTTCAATAATTTTTTGCATAAAAATAGAGCCAGACCTCCTTTCTCCTTAGGATTTAGTCTGGCTCTCATGTGGCTCTTTGACTAGTTATTCACTTGCTTTAAAGTTATATATAGGTTTGATAATATCAACTATTTCTACAGTATCTTTGATATTATCAATAATTTCTTGCGGTGGTTTGTAGGCCATAGGGCTTTCATCAATTGTGGATTTCTGAACGGATGTTGTGTATATCCCGTCCATAGACTCCTTAAATTCTTCTAACGAGATGTTTTCTTTTGCTTTTGATCGGCTCATAATGCGTCCTGCACCATGCGGGGCCGAACAGTTCCAATCATCGTTTCCTTTTCCAACTGCAATAATACATCCATCTCGCATATTCATTGGGATAAGAACTTTTTCGCCATGTCTAGCTGATATTGCGCCTTTACGAACAATGTTTGTATCGTGGTCAATATAATTATGAATTGTATCAAACCATGTGTTTCTTTGGAGCGTCCAATTCATAGTGTAAAATATAGCACTCTGTATGCATCGTCTGTTTATTCTTGCAAATTCTTGACAGATTTTCATATCATGCAGATATTGTTTTCTATGTTCTCCCGTCAGGTAACATAATTCTTTTGGAATACCTAGTTTGACCGGCTTCCATTTTCGTTTTAATTCATCAATACCATTTTGTATATCCTTGTGTCTGCCAGAACGCTTGTATTCTTTCACCAATTTTTGTATTTCAGTTTCGAGCTTGTCTGTACCCTGCATGTCTTCTATGGCAATTTTCTGATATATTTCAGCTACTTGTTTCCCAAGGTTGCGGCTTCCAGTGTGAATTACAAGATAATTTAACCCTTTTGAATCAGTGTCAACTTCAATAAAATGATTTCCACCCCCAAGCGTACCAAGGCTCCTGCGAATCCATTCAATATTTTTGAGTCGAGAAAAACAATGAAGTTCTTCTAATTCTTCAAAATTTATGATTTCGTCACGTACGTTTCTTCCTGCCGGAACATTGTTTCTTATTACTTCGTCGAGAATTTTAAAATCTATTGTTCCAACGTCAGCAGGGATTTGTGTTGTAAGCATTCCACATCCAATGTCTACGCCAACAATGTTCGGAATTACTTTATCTCCGAGATCAGCAGTAAAACCAATTACACATCCCGTTCCTGCGTGAACATCTGGCATAATTCGTACTTTGCATTCAGAAAATGCAGGCTGTTTTATCAATGTATAAATCTGATTTAATGCTTCTGGTTCGATATTATCTGTAAATATCTTCAAGTTGCTCATAATGGCACTCCTTTCTGGCTCTCTGACTGGTTATTATTCCCACAGAAACTTATCTGTTTCTTTCAAATTATTAACTGTTCTTTTTAAGATAAGTATTCCGCACTTCTTGCAATAATACGGATGGAAACGTTGATTAGTGTTGCGTGACTTAAATTCATTAAAATCATAATTATAAGAATTGAATATCTTACATTCTTCAAAATCATGGTCGCATTCTGGAATCTTCATTTAATCACCCCGATCTGGAATACCTAACTCTTTGTAAGTGAATACGACAGTGTACTTCTTCCCGCATTTGTAGCAAGTTTCCGTAATGGTGCAAGTCTTTTCTTTATCGTCACATTTTGATTCTGTATCTGAACTTTTGAACTTGCATCCGCCTGTCAGAAAGCATTTGATTCTTTTTTTATTCATACATTCACCATAAACTCTTTCTTACAGTTGCTTCCCTTACATTTGTACGGCATCCGATGAATTTTTGTGGTAGGAAGTATTTTCAATGCTCTTTTTCCGCAATAAGGGCATGACACCCATTTCTCGCCGTTTACTGTTTTAATTTGTGCTGAGCCGTCCCATGGCTCGGGTATATTCATATATTCAGAGAAGTCTACTCCCTCTGATTCAAGTGCTGTTTTAATGCTCATTTACCATTGTCCTTTCTGATCAATGTCAAAATCGTCAAATAATTGTCCCCGATGTAATCTGATTTCCATGTTTTAGAAAGATTTCCCGTTTTGTTGTATATTACAGTCGTATTCCCTGCCAGAAGCAAGCGTCTGTCTGGATAGAACCTAGTCGGAATATTCATTCGATGGCATTCTCCCTCGATATTGTATGTGGTGTCGAGGAAATCAATGTCTGAGCCTGTATGAACTAAAAGCATATTTGCTTATTCTCCTATCTTTTCGCCTGCTGCGTAACAGTCTGTTATGTATGTTCTGCATACAGAGTCCAGACCATAAACTGCTTTTCTAATTGCTTCTGTCATTTTTTCATCATAATATCTATTTCTAATCCGAAACTTGTTTTCATATTGTGAAATAGATATAGAATCTTCTAGCAATGGATATTTCTCACCTAAAAATATAGGCATATCTCCAAAGCCATCCATTGAAAGTTTATCAAGTATGTTTAATAATCGACTAACAGTAATTTGATTATCCATAATATCAACTCACCCCATGAATCTTTCTCAGGTTTGCATATCGGTCAATCAGAACGTCAAGTGTTGTATGCAACTGATTAATCGTAGTGCAATCATCCTGATGCTGTCTGTGATATTTTGCGATTTCTGCAGATTCGTCATAAAATGGTGTATCTGCCTTTTCACTCACCTGCTTTTTTAAGTAATCGTTGTAATCGCACATTTTATCCAGTTTAGCCTGAAGATCATTGATTTTATTGTTTTTATCTAAAATTTCATGTTGTTTTTTCTCACACGCTGTCGACAACCGAACAACTTCAATTTTGAGTTGATCTATGCTCCATTTTTCTAAATCTCCTATTTGCATCTGATTCCCTCCCGCTAAATTTTTGTAAATATTTCCATATTGTAGTTATCACGAATATAATCTACACATTCAGACAGTTTTTTGCGTAAAACCAAATCATTTGCGATATCTGGATGCAATACATATAATAAACAACTATCCTTTTTACCGTCTTTCTGAAATTTCTTCCAGTTAAATGTCATTACGAACAACGGAATTGCTTTGAGATTTTTGGTCTTGTATCTTATGTATAGATTAAAAAATTTATTAAACATGGAAATCTCCCCTTTCAATTACGCTGTCTTTTCAAATAGATCAAGAATAAACTCCCGTCCCATCTGTACAATCCGTCTATGGTAAATCACTTTTCCGGAATCCAATACTTTCAGTTCGTTCATTTCTCTCTTTCCTCCCTGTGCTTCATCTGGCATTCGATCATCTTTGCTATATTCTCACGTTCCTGCTTTATTCCATGTCCTTGACGGAACAATTCGCATTCAAGGATATTTCCGCATTTAGAACATTCGTCTTTAATTTCTTTTCCTGCTATTTGCATTTTAAATTTCTCTCCCATATGCTACGATTTTCCGTATACGGAACAATATCATGATTTAGCGCATGTACAAGCTGTTCCATGTCGATTTCTTTTGCATTAATAGCTAATTTGGTTTCTATTCTTGAAAATTCATTTGACAGGATTTTGATTCTTGGTATTTGTGTTTCAAAAGGCTTACTACTAAGTAAAAACGCTTCTGCCGGATATGATCGGCTGTCCCATATATAATTAAATAAAGTGATTGTTTCGACAATGTAATTGTTTGTTTCTAATGTCATAACATTGCGATTTAATATCGCATTCGTAGAACCAAATAATCTACTTTTTAATGTATGCAAAAACCACTCGGAATCCTCATGGTTTACGGCTATATATAATATTCCGGTTTTTTCTTTCAACGTTCATCCTCCTGCTTTTAAATTTAAAAAAAGTCCAGTGTGCCGACTTGAACGGCATAAATCTCCCAAAGAGAAACACTGGAACCGAACGAAGTAAGAGAAAAATATTCCAATGATTGCAGTTCATTGGAATCGGAAAGGTAGGAATCGAACCTGCGGCGCATAGCTTACAATGCCATTGCTCTACCACTGAGCTACATTCCGTACCGCCTATAACGGTCAGATAATGTCTGGGCTGAATTTCACTTCTTTTGCTATAGCGTAAATCCACCTGAGACATAGACCGCCTGTATACAAACAGCTTAACTCTAAGCGGATTAAGTTGCAGGAGACGGATTCGAACCGCCGTTCTCAAGGATATGAGCCTTGTGAGATTCCTCTTCTCTACCCTGCGAATGGGAGAATGCGGAGTTGAACCGCCCTGGTACTGTTAATCAGCCCTCTGCCCCATTATGGTATTGTTCTCCCAGAACCCGGAAGCCCCGGGTTAGCAATAGGTTTATCGTGTTATGCTTTCCACTAGGCTGTTTTCTGCCGTGCCAGCCCCACGGAGTTGTTTCGGATTTGGATATTCATGTCATTGTGTATAACGACGAAATCTTTTATATGTCTCTTGAAAACTTCCTGTCCTCAACGTGCACCTATTGACGACAATTTAACTCAGAGACTGTGTCGAACGGGGAATTATCTTCATCGAACAGGCTGTGCCGTTACACACCTTTCATGAAAACAATCCACATACACTCATTCAACAGTTTTTTCTGCCTATAAAACGGATAGACAGCATATGGAAGAAATGGAAACTACAGGACTCGAACCTGTGGCTTGTCGGTTATGAGCCGACCGTTCTGCCAACTGAACTAAGTTTCCTAAGCAGAGGGTTATTGCAGTTCAAGAGTAACTTCCTCTGCTGTTGCGATTCTTGCCCTCGCAGTCGCAACAAAGGGTCCGCTGCTCCACAAAATGTGGAAACCATCCGGGACGTTTGAAGCCCCTTTATTCATCCCCTGATGGGATAGATGGTATTTCAGAGGAACTATATCATGCCAATGATATAGCTAACTAGGCTAGTGGGATTCGAACCCACGAATTCAGCAGTCAAAGTGCTGAGCCTTACCGCTTGGCGATAGCCCATTGCTTTCCGGGTTGGCGTTCCCGGAAATGTGATATATTCTGGTGGTTTTAGAAAGCATCATAGCTATTAATATTGTTAAGTCCGCGCCAGTTACTTTGCAATGGGTGGGAAAAAATTATATTATATTCCATTGAGTTTCACCAACGCAGACCTAAGCTACTCTGGATGCCTCGACCTGTCAGATTCAAAGGCTTTCCCTAACCTGAGAACGGCAGGTTTCTGATTTTCTTGTATTTTCACCCGTTCAATCAGTATGGTGAACAGGGGAATTTGTATTGTGAATGCTAACCACATTGGGTTCTCCTCTTATTCTGCAAAAATCCAATCTTCTGCTAACATATCTGCCTGAGATGCGACCCATCCCATCTGAACACCAGACGTTCCGACAAAAGCAATAGCTTTATTCCCGATTGCATCATGTTCGCAATTTACGATTTTATTATCAGTAGTTTTGTACGAGATTTTAGTTGCAAGCTGAATGTATTGCTTCTTTCCGTTCCAGCCTTTTCTTGCAACTTTGAGTCCGCGTTTCATGTACTTAATTGCATCTCCAAAAGAAAATTCTGATTCTCCGCCGAGCACCGGGCAGTTTGTTTCGTCTGCAACAATCCATTCATCAGACTGCATATTCATAGTGGTATATTCAACTCTCTGAGTCTGGCGAATATCAAGCAGTTCTCCTTGTGTATCGCTATCCTGTGGGCGGCACTGAATCATAATTGTTTCTTTTTCTGCGTCCCAATACCAATATCCACCCCATGACGGAAGTTTTACCTTGGCTCCCTGTTTCATAAGTTTAAATGCTTCTGAAAATTTCATTATTTGTGTCCTCCTTATAATCTAAAAATCACGATTGCATTAACTGCAAAACATATTTCCATTAATATAAATACTGCCGATGCTATTGGATTGCTTTTCTTTTCGGCTTCGTCCTGTGATATGAGGAATGCCAAGACCAATGTAAAAAATGCAATATCCAACATGGCTGCTACGAATTTTGCTAAAATCATTCTCTTTGTTCCTCTCCGATCATGAAATCAAGAATCTTACTGGCAGTTTCTTCTTCTGGTTCGAATGGTAAACCGCAGGTGCAATACTTCTCAATTGCTGTTTTAAGGCTTGCTTTGAATCCATTATAAACTTCTCCGTGTGTCATAAGTTCGTTCCTTAAAATGGCTATCGTGTGCGTAATAGTTGTAGAATTAGTATTGCTCATTCTTCAAGTCCTCCATTTCTTTCACGCTAATCCCGACTATCCCGGCGCTATCCTTGCTGTCTGTGGCTTTAAAGTGTGCTTTAGGGTGTTGTGGGTACATGAACTCAAACATAAGGTAATTTGCCGCATCCACGAGATATTCCGTGTTTCCGGTGGAATTATATTTCTCAATACATCGTTCCATGGACGGGAGTGCCTGCACGTTCCCGGTTTTAAAATTCTTCCTGGCAGGACCGTATTTATGATAGCTTACCTCGACTCGGTTCTTTCGAAGTTCATCGAAGCGTTCACTGTATTCTTCTGAAATCATGCTTCTTCTGCCTCTCCAAAATACTTTTTGTACAATTCATAATCGTTTTTGCCAATCAGATCTTTGACCCTGTGTGTGTTTTCCATTCGCAGATTGCTATACGCAAAAATTGTTTTAGTAACCTGTATACGATATTCGCCAACATCAGTTATTCCACTTTCAGTTTCGATTTTCTCTTCAGCTGAGAACCAATGCCTATTCGGAGTTAAGAAATAAACCCTTTGTGTGCTTACTCCAAGCGAGATATATTCCCTGCTTGATTCGTCCGCAAAAATCCTTTTTGCCGTTTCTGTATCGTACAACATTCCATTTTCCAGAACAGCTTTCTTGTGATGATATTCATACACCTTGTCATGCATTAAAGGTTTTTCAAGCGGATGATAATTTTCATCCTGAAGGGCAAAACCGCCTTTTTTATTTTTTAAAAATTTTTCAAGTATCGACATTTGCCTACATTCTCCGAAAATATTCTGCCAGGGCTTCCCTTGTGATCTGCGATACGCTTTTGCCGGTTCGGTTCTTTTCGGCTATAAGTTTTCGCTCTAGCTGATATGTGATCCGGATTCTGATTGATTCACCCTGAGAGTTATTCTTTTTTCATAGGCAGTATCCATTTTTACTGAAAGAATCGGTTTATCTCCGGTTTTTGCTAAAAGTGTAATGCCTTTATCGTTTTCCCAAGATGCTGTTGTTAATTGAATGTTCGTGATTCCTGTTTCATTACAAATATTCAAAAGCTGATTAGCTACATCCATTAACGCTGATCTCAGATATCCGTCATTATTTACGATCTGTTTCATTATTTCGCCTTTCTGACAAGGGGCTCTTTTTATTTTTTTGGGAATTTTTAAGCCTTGCTGTTGGAGAAGGCTTTTTTAATTTTTTGGGAACTCGGAGTACTTACTCGGCGTGCGTTGGGGCTTATATAGACCCCCTCCCGTTATCCATGCCGGACGCTACCAGGGAAGCCCGCCGCCCCATGGGTTCCCGCTTCCCTGGATTAACGCTGACCTTTAATGGCCTGCGGCAGTGGTCAAGGAAGAACTATATAACGGATAATTGTCAGAATATTACATCTATAAGAAAAACAACAGTTTTTTATATAGATTAATGTACATATTGCATAATTATTCAAATTGTATTTGTATATATTGCACAGTTTCTACTAATTTTCCTTGTTTTCGTTCCGTTTGTCCGTGGGTTATGTACATTTCCAGGTTCTTGATACGTCCTATCTTGTCTCACTCTCCTGTCAGCAACCCGCCAAACTCTTCTTTGATCTGTTCCAGGCTCTCCCGTGGTTTATCCTGTCGCTGGTTTGCCTGTACTGGTGCCGTCTCTGCCATGCCGTCAACAGCCTTACAAAGGAATATGCCACCAACGTTCCCGGAGGCTGCGCTTTTATATCGTCCGAGTGCGCATTCATCTTGCCATTTTTTAATCGTGTCGGAGCGTGAGAGGTTTAGCTTTTCACAATAGTCATCAGCTCTGCACTCTCCTTTCGCCCATGAATAAATTGTGTCCCTGTGAATTCCGATCAATAGTGCATATTCTTCTATCGTAGGCTTTTGATTATATTTATATACTAACTCTGTATAAGCTTCCCATATCTCATTAAGTACTGTTATGCTCTCAAGTATATTTCTGTTAAATCCAACGTGTTTATTTATATACTTAATCATACCAGTGAACTGATTACTGTTTGGCTTATATATTTCTTCTTGGTCATGCAGTGAATCAACATACTCATCAGCATAATAATTAATCGTACTAGTGTATACTTCTATTCCCTGTTCCGTTACTGTTGTATTACTTTTTTTCACTGTATCACCTCCAAAAATTGAAATAAAAAAAGACGACAAAAACACGTTCGCAGATACATTCCAGGACCTTTCTAAATCCCTTTCTTCTTTCCGTCTACTACGGTTTTAATCGTCTTAAATAGTCTTATTATTCTTATTGCCTTTCGGCTTATTCAGTTGTTAATTCTGTTTTATCATACTTTTATATCACTGTCAACAGCCTATTTAATTTTATTTTTACTGTTATATTACTCTTATTAACTCTATATATCTATACAGTACTGTATAGCATATATATATTAATAAACTCTAGGGCTTTGGAATCTTGGAGGGGATTATATAGACAGTTATTATATATTTATACACATTGTAATACTGTCATTTTTCCGGCTATTAAACACAAAAAGCCAGACCTTCCGGCACCTTGTCCGGCGTGATCTGACTGCTAAATTCTTATTCTTTTAGCGTTCTGGCTTTAGCTCCCCTCCTGAGTTCCGTCACCTGTCGTTGATTTTATTTTATCCACATCAGTTTTAAAAATCAAGCCTTAAAATAAAAAAATTTTGCTTGACAACTTCGACGGTTTTGTGCTAAATGTATTTTAACAACTTCGGCGGCGGGGTTGTTCCCCCTCATATTACGCCGCCAAAATAAGACAATAAAAGCCCCGGGATTATCTCCTAGGGGCTTATTTTTATTCTATTTCGAGCCAGATTTTGCACTGCTCGCCGTCCTCCTCGTAGCTGACAACCTCGCCAGCTTCCAGACGTTCCCGCCAGTCCTCCGGGTAATTCTCCGGGATGTAAATACAGTTCCCCGGGAATAACTGGTTTCCGCGCATTTCGTTAACTAAATATTCCATTATTTCTCCTCCTGCCTCCTAGTTAATCCCGATAACTTTGACTCGGGTCTGTAAAATGTCCTCCGCAGATTTCAGAACCTCGAAATCCACGATATACTCCTCACCATCCTGATATACGGCGATTGCTCCAGACTCTAACAGCTCTTCGCCGTCTCCGTTTCCGTCCCAGAGCTGACCGAAATAATATTCCCTGCCAGCTTCAATTGTGTTCTCTGCTCCGAGGACGTATGACAATGTGTTTAATTTCATTTTTTCCTCCTGTCCGCCCCTTGTGGGCCGTGTGTTGAATTAATCTATAATTTTTAAGTACTGTCTGTGTCCTTTTCCGTTGCCATCTAATGCATAAAAGCACGGCTTTTCGTTTCCCTGAAGTACTTCGTTAATGGTGTAATTCGTTCCCCATGGAGCTGTCACCATCAACTCGCCCATGTAGTTCTCATATGGTTCCCAACCTTCCGGGGTTTCCACTGTGATTTCATCCCAGCAAGTAGCCGTCGAATCAGGGTTTCCATATGTGTATACGTTTCTTTTCTCTGCGGCTAGCACGCCGTAATTGCAATAGATTTTGATTTTCATTTTTTCCCTCCAAATTTCCAAATCCAAGTTTTCCAAGTTACCGGGGCGACCGCCCCAGCCCGACCGGGCTATTTGTTGATGTGCTTTCTTTAACTGTCTTTATTATACATTATTTATAATGTAATTGTCAATACTAAATTTACATTATTTTTAAAGTTTTTACTTTTCTGTAGTATCTACATATTTTATAATATTCCCCGGCTGCATATCTAATATAGAACATATTTTGTCAAGGGCTTTAATTCCTACCATTTTATTTTCTCTCAGACACTGTATGGCATTCTCCCCTAACAGCTTTTCTTTTCTTAATTTGCTAGGAGTATATCCTGCATCGCTTAAAGTTTCTAATACGTTAAGTCTATATACAAACATTTTCTTTTCTCCTTTCTGATCGTCTTTGCATAGCTACATTATATAATAGGTAGTTTTTGTTTGCAAGGACTTTTACATTAAAAATAATGCACAAATTTCACATGATTATTTGCATTAATTTTAATGTATTTTGTATATTGATTTTACATTAAAAATAATGTATTATATAACCATCAACAGAGAACAAGCAACCCGGACGCAGAGCCGGGAGAAAGAGAGGAAAGTATGAACAGAGCAAGAAGAAAGAGGTTATCAGAGGCACTTGATCTGATCTCGCAAGCCAAAGACATCCTGGACGAAGTAAAAGATGAAGAACAGGAAGCGTTTGACAATCTTCCAGAAAATTTCCAGTACGGTGAACGCGGTGAACAGATGGAAGAATATATTTCAGACATTGAAGAAGCATTTGACAACTTAGAAGAAGCTGAGGGGCTTATTTCAGAAATTTAAGAAAAGAGGTAATAGATATGACAAAGAAACAGTATAAACGATGCGCAATGAAGGCACTCAGGACATTTAAAACGAAATATGTGCCTGATAAAAAAATGATAACTGATAGAATCGGCACTCCGAAGTGGGGTTCCGTTATTCCCACAGGTCCACACAAGGGCGAAGTATTAAGGAGCTATCAACAGGCATGGGATACCATAAATGCAGCAATAAACGGATAGCCGAAACGGTCAGAAATGGCCGTCCACCGGAGCCGCCCTCCCGGTGCTGATGATGGCAGGGTAGAAAGGAAACGAAATGAAGTTTGGAAATACATATACAGATTTCTACGGAAACGAAACTGAATTAACCGCAGACGAATTGCATTGGTTTTTCTCCGTAGTTTCTAAGTTTCACAAACTCCCAGAAACTGATGGGTTGGAAATCACAAACCGAGATCACGAAAAAATGTCCCGAAGAAATAGAGACGCCTTAGGACTCTTTTATACCAGTGACTCTGAAAGCCCGAAAGCCGATTGTTTTATAACAATTGACAATTATTTCATTCACGAAAAATATGAGTCTATTTTTAACGGTGGGTTCGACATCGAGCCCGAAACATTAGAGAGTGTAATTTCTCACGAAATAGCTCATAGATACAAATTCAGACACTGTAAAACACATTCGAGAATCACGAAAGAAATTCTTGAAAAATATAATTCATTATAGGAAAGAGAGTGAAACAACCATGAAGAAATTAATTATTGCGACAATGATCGCCGCACTCACCCACGCACCGCAGAACGCCAACGTCTACACGATGCCGGGCGTATATCACAGCAAAACCCAGACAGTAACCGACATCGTGGCGAAGAATGGGGATTTGACGCAAGACTAAAAAAATAATGCACCGGTGGTCATTACGTTCGACAGTCGCGGTACTTATGACATGAAAGACGATGTTGTTTTGAGTCTCAGGAGGGTTAAAAAATGAGATATAACATCTATCTTGGCCAGATTGAAAAGGCCCGCACAAAAAGAAAACTTGTGAAGCTCCTGGACCTGATCGGGAGCGACTTCTCCGGGATTAACTCCCGACAGTATGAAGAATTAAAGTTTCTGATTCTGTACAAAATGGCGGCATAAAAAAAGAATCCGGACGAAAAGCCCGGATTCCCCCACAGTATAAATTGTAAATCATTAAAATATCAGCAAAAACAGAATATCACAGAAAAGGAGAAAAATCAATGTGTAAAACAATTCCTTTCCCGGTTCAGGAGTCAACCGGATTCATAAACTTAAAACAGTTCTTCGAGGTTTCTGGAACTGTAAAAACCACAGAGTTTTACCTTGGAACTGCTGAAGAATTAGCAAGGCAAAACAAAATAACACAGTCCGAACTGCTGACACTTCGTAGAATCGGGCGTCAAAACAGCGATCTGGATTTTGAAGAAACAAAATCTATGCTTTTCTTCGGCGACAGCTGCGTCGGCGGAATAACCGGTATCTGGTACGGACCATCCAACTCCGCTCCAGTTATCAGGTATTCTTTCATTACATCATATGCGGTATGTATCACAACATCACCTCCATGCAAACATATTAACATAATTTTGGCAACAAAAAAAGACCGCATTTCTGCCGCCTACGATAGTTTTACCTGCGTCTCACACACAAGCTTTCCTCCTATGGTTTTAATTCGAATATTTGTTCCTGTTCCCTAGCCTGTTCCCTCGGCTATTTTAAATACCCCTAAAAAGCGCAAAAAACCTTGATTTTACAAGGTTTTCGTTAGCAGCCAGTACGGGAATCGAACGTATTTTAAAACTGCTATATTTCCCATAAAATCAACATTTCTAACATTTTTAAGGTGTTCCTTTTTGTTCTCTTGCTGTTCCCTCTGCCGAAATAACCAAAGTTAATTTGATACTACCATAAACTCATCTATGCTGTCCATGATTTTCTGCTTTTTCTTGAGGTCCTTTCGGTCTCTGTGGTAATAGTTCTCGGAACACAAAATATTTGTGTGGCCCATCTGTGATGTGACCATCTGATTATCTATGCTGTGATCGAGTAATATTGTGCAATATGTTTTTCTTATTTTATGCGGTGATTTTTGAATACAGCCAGTTTTCTTGCACACTGTTCTTAACCGGTTCCTGAACGAATAAGTATTTAATCGCTTTCCATCTTTGGAAAATATATATTCGCAGAATGTCGACATATTTCTAAGCTTCTGTAATATCCATGTACACCCCTGAGGAACCACTACATTTCTTACACCTGCTTCTGTTTTCGGAAAGTCTTTTACTTCAAAAATGCCTTTATGGTTTTCAAAATGCCTTACTTCCGTTCTTCTGACTTTAATCGTACTGATATGTGGCAGCCAGTCATTCCATTTCAAAGCGCATAGCTCCCCAACTCTCAGACCAGTTACAAACATAAGCATGATGCCAAGATTTACTATATCCTGATTGTCTTTCAAGTAGTCAATCATCCTGTCCATTTCAGCGTCGTTGAATACTTCTTCCGAATCTTCTTTGATATTTCTTTTGAAAGATTTATCGGTGACATCCAAATCATAGAATAATTCCTGCACGTTCCAATCAATCAGCTTGTTGCGCTTCGCCCATTTCAAGGTACCTCTGGTAATTGTCTTAAGATTGCAGAAAGCTTTTGCGGTTAGATTGTGTTCGCTGATCTGCTCTTCCAGGAAGTTGCTGATATCCTCTGACTCAATATCTTTAATCCTGCGTTCGCCCATGACTCCAAAAAAACGATTAAAGTCTTGCTGATATCTCTGATAAGTTTGTATTGAAATCTTATTCAGATCAACCTTGCGCTGCGCCCATTCCTCGAACACGCTCTTAATCTTTGGATTTTCTGCTTTCTCACGGTGTGTCTTTACAATCAAGTCCTCTAAATCCTGCTTAGACCGACGTTTGAACATCTTCCGCTGTCCGGTTTCGTCATAAGTCATACGGATTTTCCAATATCCGTCAGATGCCTTCCATATGCTGTCCCTGTATTCTTTTAAAATTTCTTCCCTTTTATTCATTTCAACTTGCTCTTGTATGTGAGACAAATTGATGATACCATTCTCAATTGCATATTTCAAGTCGTCATTATTCATAAAAAATAAGGAGGAACCGGGATATCCTTTCGCTGGCCAGCGGTTCCTCGTTCCTCCTTTCTTTCATACATAATCAAAAATATTCATCTGTCCTTCCGGCATATCATCTTCGAGATTGAAGAATTTACAGGCAATAAAATTTCCATGCCAGTCCCGATCACCGCCGTACATCAGACATTTTTCCCTCTTTCCATCCCTATAGAATCTACATTCAGAGCACTTATGCTGATACGCAGTTCCTCCGGAACGTCTGTACATTTCACTTATTGTTCTCATTTATGCATCCCCTGTATCATTTCTGTTCTGATGTGCTGTGCTATATGCAGCCGGACAGATTCTTCTGGAAATGGAATTTCAAGTGAACATTCCAGAATCCTATTTGTGATTCTCTCATCGTATTTCAATTCTGCTATCTGGCAGTTACTTGTGAATATAGTAATTTTCCTATCAACATATCGTCCATTAATAATGCTATAGAATCTTTCGTTAATCCAGTCCTTGCCAGAATCGGCACCGAAGTCGTCAATGATAAGGATTTCTGTTCTGGATAAATCCTCTATTAACTTTCCCTCTGCATTCTCTTTGGCTCCCCATGTGTTCTTGATCTCATCAAGGATTCTAAGAGATGTGGTAAATTTTACAGGCTTCTGGTATTTTTTCATGATCTCATTTGCCAAGCTGCATACTGTTTTGGTTTTACCGGAACCTTTTACACTTGAAAAAAGATATAATCCTATTCCTTTCTTCTGCATATCAGGAAGATTTTTAAACCAATAATTTACCGCCTGAGCCGCCTGAGAAAATACTTTTCGGCTCTCAGCGTTCAAATATACACTTGACTTCAAATCGTTGAAATTTGAGCCTTTAAACACATTTGGAATCTCTGCGAATTTCAATTGATTTTCAAGGATTGTTCTCTTTCTGATTCCGCAAGGGCATTCCTCGCAATAAGGAATACCGCTTGCATCTCTTACCCATCTCCACCCGCTGTCCCCACATTCAGGGCATTCAAGCGAACGGGGTGTCTGATTCTTCTCCGTTCCATTCTCCAAGTGGGACGAGTGGTTCGATATTTCTTTGAGTTGCGTCAGTTCCATTTCGCATATCCTCCCTGTTATGGTATTTGTTTTCGAGTACTTTTAAGAAGTTGTTTGGTTTCACGAACCATTCAAAATTTATCATAAAATCAGTTTTCTTTCCCATGAGGAAGTCACTGTTTTGTACATTGTTTAATGCTTCTATTACCTTTTCCATGCCGTATTCTCGGATTCTTGCTTTCAGCATTTGCGTTCGCCTTGCTGTCATTCTTGCGATTGGTTGAATACCGAACTGCTGAAGCTTATTCCACTCATCAACTACTTTCTGCACATCACCGGGTTTGACTAAATCTTTTTCGCAAGAAATCTGTTCTGGAATTTCCAGCATAGATTCTTCTTCCGACAATTCTTTCTGACGTTTTCTATGCTCGGCAACTCGTTTTCTTGTTTGCTCTCTGATTTTTTCAAGTCCGTCAATGTTCTGGTGTTCTTCCCATCCGGGAATCGAAAGCAATGTTCCGTCTCTGGTTATCATGCCGAACTTTTCAAGAATTGTGAGTGCAAGTTCGATCACACTCTCATCAAAGTCCAGTTCGTCAGCTAGCATCTTGTTTGTATATGGAATATTCTCTGTCAGAAAGATAATCCCGTTTGCATTGCAGCGCCCTGCCATCGTCAGGAGCATCATCCAGATCAGCACAATATTATTTCCCTCTGGAAGTTTTCTGATATGCCGGATTTTTTTGTTGTCGAACATATCTATTTCTAATCGAATCCAACTCACTTTTGTCATTTAGCCACCTTCCCGTCTGGTAAGGGCGTTTTGCCCTTACCGCATTGATTTTCGAATGAATTTCTCCATTAAAGAGTCTACCCAGTTTTCTGTGTGCTTTTCACAGGTATCATCTTCCTCTATCAGGATGCCTTTATGGTCACACAGCCCGTTATCATTTTCGATGCAAGTTTTGCATATTTTGTCTCCCATATCTATTTCTCCATTCTGTCAAGTATTCTTTTCTGCTTTCGTTCAATCCAGTTTTTGATTGAGTAATCCGGAATATTGTAAATTTGTTTTAATATCTCAATACAGATCAGTACATCTGCGATTTCTTCTGTCATATTGTTTTCATCAAACTTTCCGCGCTTTGCTTTGCTGATTGCCTGTATCAGTTCTGCGCATTCCTCCATACAGACGGTCGATTGAATTTCTTTTCCGTAATATTTAATGCTTTTAGCAATAACGCTTTCATCAATGTTGTACGTCATCTTTTCCGCTCCAATCTAATCTCTGTCCACACTTATTGCAATAAAAATCCGATTTATAAAGTCCCTCACTATTACAAACCGGGCAGTTACCTTTTGTTGTATAATATCTGCCAGAAAAATCGAAAATAGTTTCCATGTTATTTGGCTTCATTGGGGTCTGATTTTCTAACGCTTTAACTGCTAATTCTAATGCTTCACGGTACTCAATAATTTCTGGTACATTCGACCAGACCTTTTTAGTTAAGCCAATACGTTCCTGTAAGATTTTAATTGCTTCTTCTGGTTTCATGTTAATCCTCCGCTCCAAATATTTTCCTTAAATTGTGCTGATAATTTTTCACTGTTCGTTCAAGAGTGTTATAAGTTGGTCTTAATTTGCATCTTTCTTTGTAGCCATCGCATCTTGTTCCGAAAAGAATAACATTTCTACATATTCCGTCTTGACTTGCACAACATTTATTCATTCTTCATCTCCTCCAGCTTCTTTTCGGTTTCTTCGTAGGTGATGAATATTATTCTTCCAATATCTTCTAAACGGTAGCAACTTTCTCCCATATCTTCTTTGCCTATTGCGTCAAACCTTACAGCACGTTCATTTTTGTAACAGAGAAAATGAATTTCTGAAACAGTCATCGGAATAATCGGTTGCTTGGCTCCGGCATTCACTCTATAAACCGTATCTCCGACTTTACATGGCAATCTCACAAGCAATCCCTGTTCTTCTAAGTCTTCGTATTCGGCAAGCGCATTCATTACATCATATTTTCTTTCTCCCTCGAAACAAACATCTGGGGAATCACTTTCGTCATGTATCACAATAGCTTTTTCGCCATCACTAGTAAATCTTTCAGTCCATCTATCCATTTACTTCACCTCTTTCAGTTTCTCGACTGCCAGCTTCAATGATTCTACAAATTCATCATTCAACGCTGCGCGGTCTGGATTCTCAATAAATTTTCCAAGAGTGTCAATTGCTTTTACTTCGGGTGATTGAATGCCTGATTTCGCAATTTCGAGAAGTTCATCAATATTACCTTTCCAGTTGCATGTATTGCACAAATTACGGTTACACTTAGTATTCTTTTCGTTAAGTACACATTCTGCACATATACGATTTTTGCACAAAAATCCCATATTGATATACCACTCAATAAACTCTCTTGCCGTCATTTCTTTTGTCCCGAGGAATTCTGAAGCTTCGTAGAAAGCATCACACTCTACTTCGATACGTACGCTGTGCACCACATCTTTGTTATTACAAAATTTTAAAATATCTGGAAAATGTTGTCCTGGTAATGGTTTACAATTGCCTTTCGAATACCAATGAAATCCCTGTTTCTCAGCTTCTTTGAGAAGCATTTCATTTTCTCCTTCTGTCTTAACCAAGATACATGTATTTCTTAAATCAATCATCTGCGTTTCCTCCTGTAATTTTGCTAATACAAGTGTTCCAACCTCGAATCCATGCAAGACTAAGTTTACTTCTCCAATATTCCTCTTCTTTCTCCTCCGGCATTGGCTTCAATGGACACCAATCAGGCTTACTTTGACAATATCCATATTCACAATCAATCTTTTTCATGAGATTTGCGTCTTTATCGTCATCTGAAATTGAACAACATGCTTCAACACCTTCATCTAATTCATAACAGAATCTACAATCTAAGCAATTCTCTGGTGTATTCATCACTAACGCTGATTTACGCATTTACTTCACTTCTCCTGTAATCTCATCAATACACTGGTTCCAACCCTCCGCAAAGCCAGCGTCAGATGTATTGGCCGGATAATCTCCATTGTCTTTCTCGAGCAAGTCCATAAGCGGACACCAGTCAGGTCTTGATTCACTTTCGTAATCATAATGTTCTTCCGTTATGAGCCTCATGTCGCTATCCAAACATTCAGCTAGTTCACAGCATCCTTCATATTCAATTTCTCCACAATATTTAGTTCCGAACGGGCAATCATAGCAATTTTTCGGCGTATCCAACACCAACACTGATTTACTCATCTTCTCTTACCTCTTTTCTGTAAAAACACTCCGCACTGCGAAGAATTAATGATAGTTTTTCACTTTTATCCTGGCAATATCCAAGCCTTCCGTTCTTTTGTTTTCTTCTTTTGTAAACATAGTAGAGATATCTTTACCTTTACTCACCTACTTCACTTCCTCTCAACATCAGGCTCAAAGTGTTATATCCCGGGCAAGTCCTGACTCCGTTTCTGGTATCTCTTAACATACACAATATGGATATGATGCCATGACCTCATAGATGTGCTCTGTGATATCCTCGCCACGCTGGTCGATGTACTTGAAGCACTTTCCCGGTCTAAGGAAGTATCTTGCGCATACATATGCTTTTGTTCCGAATCTTACACTTGCACTACTCATTCAACTCTCCCCATCCTTCACGATTTTGATTGCAACTTCAAACGCATCAGTTTCACCCTCGAAATACTCCGATGCTTTCTGTAATGCAGCAGTTCTTGTCTTTTTTGTTTTCAACTGTTCCACAACCTTGTCCACATCAAAAACTGTCGGCTGCTTGCTAACGCAATCAATAAACTCTTTCTGGTCGGAACTAATGCTTGTCCCAATCTCCCAAATTTTGATGTATTTGATTAATTCGTCTGCATCAATCAGTCTACTCATCTGTTTTGCCTTCTTTCTTGTCAAAATCCAAATCAACTCTGAACACATCTGTATTTATTGCGGATAGAGATTTTACCTTCAAATCATAAAATGGTTTCAGAAATTTTGAATCGGCATTAAATTCATCGTAATCTTTCCAGCCTCTTCCCGGATGACATATCTGAATTTTCGCATTACTCTCGACATCTGTGCCAATTGCTGTCAATAAATCAATCAGTCTCATATTCTTCACACTCCTCCGCATATTCATAACTGTCCATATCATCGCATCTGCACTGGCAGGAATCCTGCTTAGTACAGCAGATGCAGCACTGTGTTTCGTTGTCCGGGCATTCTAATTTACAATATCCCATTTAGTCCTCCTTATATGGTTCTGGAAGTGGCATCCATGCTATGACCTTCCAATACGACCTAGCACCAGTTAATTCCCATCGTTTCAACTTGCACTGGAATTTCGCATAGGTTGAACGATATATTCTTCCGTCCATGCAAGTCGCTTGATACGTACCACTTGCTTCCGGTAGTCTCTCACTGACAGGAATCCAGTCAATAGACAAACGCTCAATAACTTCTTTCTGTTCCTCTTCTGTCTTGCAATGTATTACAATGTCATAAGTATCATCGTATGCGCTAAATGTGCCATCTTCGCTCTGAACAAGTGTCATTTCATCGCTCATGCTTCCACCTCCGAATCTTCTGGCATCTGAAAGACCATATTCTTTTTAAAACTTTTTATAAGTTCTTTGTAGCCATTCATGCGAATATCGTTTGATTCTACAATTGCTCGATGTCCTGTAAATCCTGTCAAAAAAGTACAAGCAATTTTGTATTCTTCATAGGCTTCCTGAATCATATCCAGTACTTTCATGGCTTTTGCTTTGGTGGAATAATGACCCAATGAAATATATTCATCTTCTCCTGGATTCATCTGACTCCAACAAATGATTTCTTTGCCATTGATATTGTTGATATTCACAACAATATTCTCAAACTTTACCAGAGACATTTTATTCTGACTTCTGATTAACATTTTGCGTCCTCCTTATCTTTCTCACAGAATCCTCTGTGTTCATGCACTGAATACTCGATTCCACGACTCCATTTCATGTATGTGAGTTTTTCTCCTGTCAATTCGCATTTGTGTTTTCTTGCATTCAGATACTTACAGGTTCCGTCACAGTAGCTCATTTTTTGTCCTCCTTAATATCTATCAAATTCAATGTTGTTGTCTGAATAGAATTTGTAAGCATCCTCTCTGATTTTCTTAACTTTACTCATGATAATTTCTTTCGCTTTACTGACAGCTTCGCCAAAATCTTCTGTTTCAAGATCGTAGTTGAAAATATCCAATGCACTACAGTTGAGAAACAGTGCATCTCCACAACCAACGTATTTGTGGATAACAATTCCCAAAGAATTGCTTTTTAAAGCAAAAACACTTCCGGTTTTAAGTTCTTCGTTATATTTTGCATTACTTTTGAATTTCATTTCTCATCCTCACTTTCCCCATGTGAGTAACTGGCACGCTATTGTGCAGTCCTCCATGATTTCTGTATTAATATTTCCTATGTCACTGCATTAACCTTTGTAATCTTCAAACCGTTCACATGTATTGAAAATAAATCTTGAATTACACCATCTCTGCATTCTTTTCAGTGGATCACGTTTCTTTAATTTGTATTTGTCATAAATCATCACATAAGGTGAAAAACCGATATCTCGAATCGTGTATATTCTTTCCAAGTCTTGTTCTATTGTCGTATTAAATCCACATAAAACGTATACTGCGACTTTCGACCTATTCCATCCTGTAAATTGTTTAAATATTTTCAATTTAGGAACGATGAAATCTTTGTCTTCATATCTATCCCACGCAAAATGTATTAGATTAATCTTCATCCGCTTAATGCATTCTGCTTTTTCCTCGGTCATAATCCGAATGTCGCAGCCCTGTGAAAAATCTATCCATGCCTTGCTATCTATTAACTGCTGGCTTAAATCCTTCCAGTCTTTACAAGCAAACATGTTTGGATCAAGCAAAACAATATTCTTTTGCCCATTCCAAAATTCTGATAAATCCGCTACTTTACAGCTTTTCTTTCCCTCTTTATCCTTTACGATACAAAAATCGCATCCCCTAGGACATCCTCTTGTAAGAAAACCGTATGCGGTATCTTTACACATCTCAGGATATAAACTATAATCTGGATAAATATGTTCTATCTCTTCTGGAAGGCACTTTCCTCCTGATGGATATTCATATCCTGTTCCGCCTTTTATTATTTCTTTTCCGCAAACAGGGTGTTGATAATCTTGTGTAAATGTAAATACTTTACTCATATATACCCTGTCGGGGGGGGATTGCCATTCAACCAAAGGATTGTACCATCCGATATCATCACCATGATTCTTGTGATAAGCAGATAGCTTCATTAGTGGCAAATTAGGAAAGTTATGTCCATCTACATCTATTAATCGAACTTTCATTTTCCTCCTATCCAAATGCTACCTGTCCGTTATTCTGCATATAAATCATCGGTGCAGCTTTACGCTCTCCGACTTTCAGATACGGGCAATTAGCTTTCACAAGTGCTTCTGCCATAACCGGCACAACGCTGTTCACGATTTAAACTTTACTGCTTTAAACGCAGTTGTTTGAGATATTCCCAAAGTCTCACCTATTTTTGAAAACGACATTCCTGTATTCCGAAGTTGTTTTGCTTTCTCTGAGTATTGTTTAGGATAATTGCTGTATATTTTAAGTCCTGTATTTATTGCATGTCTCAAATTTTGGCTTCTAGTTACTATCTCTAAATTTTCCAGTCTATTATCCTGCTTGTTTCCGTTCTTATGATTTATGTCCATTTTATCTGGTATTTTATCAACGAAAAGTTCCCACATTGCTCTGTGTGCAAGCATCAAATACTGTTTCCCATCTTTCCATACAACTATTCCTAAGTATCCAGATTTTAGTCTTACTTCCATTCGTTTCGGCTTTATAGGAATTATTTTAAAAGGATCATTTGTTTTATTTGCTATTTTCCAAAATTCCCCGTTTTTTTCTACGTAAATTACGCCTTGTTCTACTTGCTCTCTGATTGCATCTATTGCTTTCATCCTTTCTCCTCATACTCTCCAAACCCAAATTCCTTGTTAATATCAAAAGAATCAAATTCAATCTGCAAACCCATTTCTTCCTGAACTTCCTTATATGCTGCTTCAACGCCGATTTCCTCAACATATCTTTCGGCTTCGGTAATCTTATCAATGAAATTCTGGTTTGCTTTCTTGAATCCCCATGCTTTCTTGATTGCAATAACAGAAATTAAAATATTTGCCACAGCAATATAATCTTCTGCTTTCCACAGTTTTTCCTGAAATTCTCTAACGGTCTGTTCTCTAATTTCCTGTTCTTTTGAATCCAAATACGTTTTAAGAGATTCGATTCTTACGCCAGTCTGTCTGGAAGCCTGCTCCATTGTAAAGCCAGTTATGTTAAGCGGCGCCGGGATTAAGCTTCTTTGATTTTTTGGCTTTTTAATCTTCAACTTTCCCATCCGACAGCCCTCCTTATCTTCTGAGTCAGAATGTCAAATTCCATTAACATCCTTCGATCATTCTTGTTTGAGTATGCGATTGTTTGCTGCCCATCATATATGACCGCATATCTTCCGTTAATGTCATATGCCCCGCTGATTGCCTGCGATATCTGGCTTCTTGTCTTTCCTGTCAATTCTGATATTTCAGCAAGCGTTAGCTCCCCGATATACTTTGAACCGTCGTATACGTCATACAGTTTCATGTTTCTTTACTCCTATCAGTTCGTATGTCCTGTGCGAACCGGTTCCGTGAAATACGATCAATCCGTCGTCCTCGAACTGCCTTAGATGCCTTTGAACGGCACTCCTACTGATATCTAGTTCCTCAGATATCTTCTTGGTTGTTGGAGTCCCTTTGTGAGACATTGCGTATTTACGGATAAAATAATAAATATCCTTGCGGTTCTGCGTCCATTGCATGTGTTTTTGATGCCGTAATGCGTCCATATTCACGATTCCTTTTCGTATGTTTTTTCATCAATCAAATTCTGGAACTTTTCAAAAGCCCGGATTGATACTTTGTTGCCTTGCTTCTCTGGTTTCAGCGAAACTTGCAAGTGCGTGTCTATGATATGTGACAGTTCTCTGGCAAGAGTTTTCTTTCCCTGCTGTACGCCTTGCATATATGTCTTTGGCGGTTTATACTGTCCTGTTACTTGCTTTCCTGTCGACTGCCCACCCGCTGTGATGTTATACATCTGAAAACCTTTGTCAGCAAAAGATTTGATCGTTTCAATTTCTTTCTGATCGAGTTCACTTTTTTTGCAGGTCATATATGTAAGTTTCCATCCAGTGGGGTTACTTTCACTGTAAAATTTATGTTTTTTAAGACTTAATGCTATGTGATCGTATTCTCCTAAATGGCTCGCGCATCTCTCACAAAGGCTAACTGCCTGCCCTACGTAGCTTCTTCTTATTCCTGCTTCATCAGTTCTGTAAAAAGCATATATGCCGCTTGAATATGGAATACCTGGGCATATTTCTTTTATTTTTTTCTCACGTTGACTTTTCATCATATAAATTTGTCTGTAATTTATTTTTTTCATTATTAAAAACTTATCACCTCGATTCATTTTCGGTGTGTCTTTGATACCATTATGATACCACTTCGATACCTGCATTGCAAGATAAAAATGATACCACTTTGGTATCTAATTGACACCGACAGGCAAAAATGCTACAATGTTCTAAAAACAAGGGAGGGATTTCACATGACCGTCAAGTCTGATAAGACCAGAACTAATATCACGTTCCCGATACAGCTTAAAGAACAGCTTGAGCAAATTGCCAAGCAGGAGAACAGGAGTTTTAACAATCTGGTCATTACTGTTCTCCAAGATTTTGTAAAAAGTGCCGATAAATAGTCGGTGCTTTTTTTATTTAACTGTTATTCTCTCTATCATCCTCTACAGCCTCACCAAGGCAAGCCATAACCGGTCCTGACTCAAGCAAGCATTCTCTTTCTCTGGTATTTTTACCATCATTTGAGTGCCAATCCCCGACAATGTATAGACTTGCATTCGCGCTTAAAATGTCTGTGTCCATATCCCAATATTTAATGTGGATTTCGTATGCAGCATTTGTAGAGATCACATATCTGTAAATGCCTTTGGTGACTTCTTTCCAGTCCTTTAAATTTGCTGATACCATGCTTAATCCTCCACAAATGGTGGCTTCTCATCTTCGAAGAAGCTTTCATAATCAAACCATTCATCTTTAATGAAATTTCCGATAATTTTCACTGAATGTCCAAGTCCTTTCGTAGCAACTCTAACATGCTTTCCTTTCATTTCTATCAGGTCATCTACGCCAACAACGTCCATGATTCTCATAATCGCTTCAAGCCCTGCCTTTGAACCTTTAAAGTTTTCCGAGCCAAGGTAACCATGTCCTAAAACATATCCTCCGAATACAACGCCCCATCCACCGCCAGAAAGAGTGAGGTCAAGGGTAAGTACTCCGTGATCTTTAAAATTCAATGATACATTTGTAATTTCAGCATTTCTTAATCTGTTTCCGTCGTTAATAAGTTCTTCTTCTGTCCACTGTTTCATTTTGTTTCCTCCCTGTATGGTTCGTGAATCTCAATTTAACTATTCTTGCAAAAATCGCATTCAGTATTGCATTTTTTCCACTCATCTGAATATTCTTCGTACCCATCTGCTCCGTTCAAATACTTGTATGCAAGCACATTCATACATCTTTCGCAGGCCGTAGAAAAAGCAACAAGTGCTTCCTGTAATGTATAATCTCCGCTGTTTACCATTGCCATTATGACATCTTGATTTCCACCTCCAATACTTGTATGAAAGTCAATAAGTGGTGTAGTATCCGTTCCGTAATCCCATTTTCTTCCCCATGGCTGCCACCACTTTCTTGTTTGGCTACACCCACAATTAGTGCATATATGGCCTTTTAATCCCCTTATCAGACCTGTATCCTTTTTCCAATATTTCCGTTTGTGCTTGCACGCTTCTTTCTCAGCTTTGCCATGCACTACATAAACGTGTTCTGTTATTTGTAACGGAAAGCAGGAATGGTACGTTCTCGCTCCTTCTGGTGCTTCACATGCCAAATCATCTTCTGGCTTAATTAAATTTCCGTTTTCATCCTCATACCAAATTCCCAACTTTAATTTTGATTTATCAATTTCCATTTTTTCTCCTTTCAAAACGGGCATAAATTCAAATCAACATTCAGTCCCGTTCTTGCGATCTGCACTAGAACATCATCTCCGGCAACGTCCTGTATCTCTTTCTGCATCACTTCCGGATTCCCCCATCCCTCTGACAGGTGACATAGCGTTATGGTTCTGAGCGAAGCGGTCTTGTTCACTCGGATAATCTCTTTTACAGTAGATAAGCTGCTGTGCCCCCGGACGGAGTGTTCAAACTTAAATGAATCCTGCTCCGGCGATTCGTCCAGATGATTGCATTCTATAAGGAAGTGATTTATTCTCATGTTCTTGAATGTGAACGGCAAATATGAGAAGTCTGTCGCATATATCAGCCGTCCGCATTCTTCGTGAGATATCATATATGCAAAGTTTGGCGTCTTGTCGTGTGGGACGTAGAATGGCGTTGCCTTGAATGAACCTATGTCTTTCGATTTCTTTTCTGGTAAGCCACTCATCAGCTCACCAGAGATTGTGTTTACACTCTCAACTGTCTCGTCGTTAGTGTAAATTTGAATGCCTGCGTTCAATATTTCTTTGTACGACTTCTTATGGTCACCTTAATCAACCATGTTCATGACTTATTAAACACCCCAAAACGTCCGATATCCTATAAGAAATTCCTTTTAGAATTTCCGAGTATCTACATCCGCAATCCAAAAGTAAGATTTCGCCGGATTCGGATTTAAGCGCATAGCAGTTTCCCGGTTGACTGCCTGTGTTTATCACTCTCATGAACATTTTTCATCACCTCACTTTCAATATTCAAATTCCAAATTATTTATGAAATTCACGATTTTTCCATCTTCGATCACTACAAATTCTGTAACAGGTTCATGAACCTGACTAAGGCTAGATTCTACATATTCATGTTTCTTATCATCGTATTTTCTGAACCATCTTTCTACGCTATCGTCAAAAGAAGTATTCTTCATTACAAAATACGGTGTATCTTCCGCCAATAACTCTATTGCGATAGCAATCTCTTCGAATCTTTCAATGATGTGCTCCCTTTCCAACACCGCGACATTATCCTCAATGTCTCTGCAATAATTATTGTTTTGCTTAACAAAGTCTCTTATTGCATTTGCCACACAGCTCTTATCTTTTGTGAAGAAAACATGCCCGACAGAAATTTCCCAGCAAATCCTGTCTGCTGTATTGTCGCAATTATTGATTTCATTGCTTATTTCGTGCCAAAGAGAAGCATCAAAAATGATATTTCTCTTAAATCCATGGCTTATCAATTTGCGTGGTGGAATATATTTTTCTGTCAAAACATCCCATATAGCAGGTGCGAACAGCCATAAATTTTTGAACTCTTTAATAACCTTTCCTTTGTAATCCCTATCAATTCCATATAAACTGCTATAGCTCATTTTTATACCTCCTTATCCTCTGGGAATCTAAACACAATGTTTGCCGGTTCGAATTTCATATCTGAACTGCTAACCATGGTTTCGATGATTTCAAAACCTCTTGCAGCCATTTTTATACATTCCTCGTAATCGTCATCACTCATTTCAACGTTTTGCGCAAGAAACATTCCTGCATACACTTTATGCAACGCTTTCATAGCTTTTTGGGCTTTTTCATCTGTCGAATAACGAGCCATGACTGTTCCTTTTTCACCAACTATCGGCACATATACTCTTATGATATTTTCTGTTCTACTTAATGCTGCGATTTCATAAGGAACATCAAAATTCCCCATTCTGACTAATTAATCTCACTTCATTCTCCTTTCAATTTCTAAATCCATACTGTGGCATAATTTAATGCAGCCCCCATGAAGCATATGATTCTTGCATGCTCCGTATTTTTCATTGAATTTTTCTATCGACATCTTCCCGTCATTCATTGCCCGTACCCATCTTCGGATTTTTCTCTGTGTTTTTCTTTTCTTATCGCCACGCAATTTTCTGATATATTTTCCTTTATCAGTCACGTAATGATGAAAGCCCAGATAACACAAGCCCATGCGAAACGGTACAATTTGTGATTTAGGGTTTAGTTCCAGTCTAAGGCTTTCAATCATCATTCGGATTGCTTCAAGAATTTCTCTGGCATCTTCTTTCGTTTTACAAATCACATAAAAATCATCGTTGTATCGTCCGTAATATGGATTTCCAAATTCAATCGTTATCATCTGATCCAGTGAATGTAAAAGCAACAATGCGTACTTTTGATTTACCTGATTTCCTAATGGAAGCCCGGGATTACCTGTACTGTCAATAAACAAATGGTTCAACCAGACTGTAAAATCATCATCAAAGTAATAATCCAAAACATCTTTCATGATTTCATGGTCTATGCAATAAAAGTATTTGTGAATATCACATTTTACAATCCAACTATTCATTCCATTTCTTTTATAGAAATCCAACATTTGATTTCTTAACCCGTCCATTGCCATGTGTTGCCCTTTTCCTTGCTGCCCGGCAGTGTTCCATTTAATCAGGATATTTTCAAGTTTCGGTGTCAGAATGTAATCAGAAAAGCATCTCTGAACTACTTTATCCTTAAATGCACATGATTCTATCGTTCGCTCTTTTGGCTCATGAATTTGAAATTTATTATACGGATTTATGGTATACGTTTGACTTTCCAATTGTTCCTTCAAGAGATGAATGCCTTCAAGAGACAAATTAGAAAATCTTGCAGTACATGAATTAAATTTCTTACCGCTCTTGACCTTTTTGTAAGAACGATATAAATTCTCAATATTTGCAACAATTTCTTTACCCATTTATTTTGTTCCTTTATATTTGTCCATTGCGGAAAGGTTATGCATTTGCTTGTATCTTTTCTGATTTCAGCTTTACGCTTACTCTGTCTGCATGTGATCCATGTTGGGCGAACACCATTTTCGTTGTTGTAATTGTTGTTGTTGATATTGCCCGAAGGGGAAACAACGGTATTCGCAGTGCATAACCTGTGAAAATTATCTTTTTCTGTCTTTTGTTCTCCATGAAATAGTCATGTACTTTATATCTTTTACCATTTGCGACCATGCTTCCATTCCACCGGAATTGATAATTCCTAATTCATATGAAAGTTCTATAAAGTACATCAACTCATCACAATGAGTAATGGCTTTTGTTTGAAGTTCTAATCGCTCTCTTTTATAATCTTTCAGATCAGTTCGGTTGGCTTCAAATAGTGACTCATAAATTTCCAATGCTTTATTTTGCATTTTATCTACAAGTGAAAACCTGTATTTCTTCGGGTATCGTCTGGCATTACTCGTAACTATTAATGTATGCTTTGCAAGTTGCTTGGATTTTGCTATTACCTTTAAATCTTCATTCGCCATCAATCATCATTCCCTGATTCAAAGATTGAAGAAGAAAAGATACAAACTGGGCGAACACCATTACCGCTGAAGTAAATGCTGACGTCGACAAGGCCCGAAGGGGAAACAACGGTAAGTGTTGTATTGTAATCATTTGCTGGTGTACTCCATGGAGTAATCAACCACCACCATTTACCCATATTTGGAAGGAATTTTCTGTATTTTCGGTATTCGTCCATCGTCAAAATCGAAATCTTATCTTTACAATGTCCATATTCTGTCTGACCGTCCAAAGAAAGCAAATCTCGATCAAACTCAATAACTGCATCTTCTCCAAACTCATCCGTAATTTTTTTAAGAAAACGAGTATTTAACTCTTTTCGAAGCTTGCTTGAAATCCAGTTATTTGAATCTGGGTCAAATGATCTAGGCTTTCCATCAAATCCGTTCAAAATAGCAAAATATCCGTCTTCCGTCTTATTCAGAATCATCCACTCCATGCCAGCAAGCTCAATAACTTTACCGATCTCTGGCTTTCCGATGTGCGTTTTCTTGAATTCCGTGAACTCTTTGCTTAATCTGGATAATTCATCCTCAAAATATTTCAGATTTTTCTTCATAATCATTCCTCCGCCTTAGATACAAAGATATTAGATTTTAAGATACAAACTGGGCGAACACCATTAACGTTGAAGCAATTGCTGAAGTTGAAAATGCCCGAAGGGGAAACAACGGTAAAGGATTTCTCCCATCCACGTTCTTTCGTTGACCATGGCGACAACGTCCAATACCAGTCGTTTAAACACGGATTCGGTGTGATATCTGTATATCCGCGTGCTTCATCAAACGTAATCGGTCGAATTTTACAATCAACAGTCCCTAATTTCTGTCCATCCGCAGTGATAATATCTGCTGTGTGTGTTTCGATATTTTCTGCCCCGAATTCTTTTTCGAAGTCTTTCAGAATTTCAGTGTCACACAGTTTCTTTACCTTTGATGTTTTGTAATCTGAGGTATCACCAAACTCTACATTTTCTTTCACCAGATCAAGCGAAATAATTTTCGTTGTATCTCCATACTGTTCCAGAACCTTGTATTTACGCTTCCCAGTGGTCTGGAACACTTCTCCTCGTTTCAGCATTGACAACTCAACCTTGCCAGCTTCTTCCTGTTGTTCCAGAAGTTCAACCAGTTCCTTTGCTTTCTGTAAAATTTCTTTATTGTTCATATCACATTTCCTCCTGTTTCATAAAATCTGGAATCTCTGGCTCAACAACTGCTGCCGGAACTGGTTCTTTCTCGGCGGTCTTTACGACTTCTGCGACCGTTGGCTTCTTAGGCTGTTCTTCGATTGCAGCTGTCTCATCTGGGATAAATTCTTCTGCGTTGGCGTTCTGCTCGATTTCATAAGCAACTTCATGTTCAATAATGTCCTGCTTTGGAATTTCTTCTGTAGCTTCCTCGACTTCCTGAACGAAAACATCACCGTGGCTATTAATAATCTGTTTCAATGCACGATTGATAACAGTTTTCTTTGCCATCTGGTCAGTAAATTTCTGATGCGTTCCATTGCCGTTTTCCTTGTAACCATAGCCCTGTGACCAAGCCTGTTTGATCTGTTTTATGTTCATTACTTCCAGATGCTTTGTTCCATCTTCCATCAGCACTACTGCATATGCCCCAAGAATCTTATCGTTGTCAATGTCCATAAAATCCTGTTCGTGAGAATCCAGAATCTTGTTTCCATCTTCAATATGGTATTTAAACTCATCGCCATCATAGATGATCTCAGCATGGATATCTTTCATTCCATATCTTCTGGCGATTGTGATATTTCCGAAATACGACCTCTGAAACTGGCATTGACCGCCGTAAGCGATAAAATAACCCTGTTTTTTCTGAACTGACAAACCAAGGGTTGCCATATTCATAAGACTGTTTGCGATGCTTGTAGCTGTGCAAGATTCCAGAACTGGCTTATTGTTTCTGTCTTTTGTCTCTTTCAGAGTCAGATATGCCCCCATGAGTGCATTACTGAGGTTATAGTCTTTTGGGAACGAAAGACCGTATTTGCATTTTTCTTCAAGCTGCTTAACCAATCCATCAATGAATGAGTTGTTGATTACGATTGCCGCCTGCTGTTCTCCTGCTGTTGCTAACTGTGTTTTATTTGCCATAACAATTCTCCTTTTCTATTAATCGCAATAAGTTCTATTGCAAAACGGGCATCCTGTAATTAATTCCTTTGATGCTCTCTCAACAGAAATTCCGTTCCATTCTTTTCCGCTTCTTGTTCGTCCTTTTTCAGAATAGATATTCTGTCCGCAACTGAAACATTTTCCACTATGTGGTGCAAAATGCGGATAACCTTTTTCGGCACAATATTTTTCCTGCGCTTTTGTTGCTCTTAAAATGTCATAAGTTTCTGCCATTTTTATTCTCCTTTTCTGATAATTATTAAACTTCTGTTACTGTCATATCCCCCTCAGCAACTTTCAAGAATATCAACTGCGCATCTGCCTTAATACCTGCCAGACTGCTGTTGTCCAGCTCTGCTGCACAGTCAACGAATATCGGATAACTCACGCCGTAAAACTTCTGTAAGCCGTCCATAATGGCAATTTTCCCTTTCATCATGAGGGCTGTATTAGCATTACCGATTAATTTCTTCCAGTTACCGTCCTTGTCCTGCACGTACCAGATGCACGCGTCTACGACTTCGCCGTTTTTCTGCGTATCGAACAGTTTTACCTTAACCCCGTTAAAATACTGGTTTACCGCATCTTCAAAGGCTGTATTCTTCGCCATGCTCAGGGATTTCAGTTCATCCAGAATCATCTGTGCGTCAGCCTTGCTCTGTGCGTACTGTTTCTGGCTTTCCTGAAGCTTCTCGATCTGTTCGTCAATTCGGACGTTGTTGTTTGCTTCTCCGATTTTTTGATTAACTGCTGCCAGCTCCTGCTTCTTGCCGTATAACTGCTCTGAAAGCTGTTTCTTTGCTTCTTCGCCATCGTCCAGAGAATTAAGTTCCTGCTCTTTCTCCTTGATTGATGCAAGGATCTGCTGATATTCAGCATTTTCTGAAAAGTCTGGTTTTTCTGGTATGGCTTCCAGATTCTTGTTTTCTGTGTCCAGAGAAGCTTTGATCTGCTCTAATTCATCTGTTAGTTTAGAAATTTCAGATGTGAGAGCTTCTTCCTGCTTATGTGCTTCTTTCATTCCGGCAGACGCTTTGTTGCCAGCCTGAATAACTTCATCAAGTTTACGCTTCTTGTCCTGTTCCCATTCTTCCTTAACCTTTAACTGCTGATTGATTCTTTCCTGCTTCCTCTGCTCGAATCTGCTCTTTAACTGTTCAATCTGCTCTGGTGGAAGAATCTGACCGCAAGTCGGGCAAATAGTATCTGCATCCTTAAATGTTTCGGATTCAATATTTTCCAGAGCTGTGTTGTCCCATTCTGCATCCTTGATTTTGGGATATTGTGTTCTAGCGTTCTGTAACTTTTCGAGAAGTTCTTTCTTCTGTGCTCTCAAACTCTCCAAAGCAGAAGTCTTTCTGTTTAATTCGGCTGTTTTCAGATTCCTTTCTGACTGCAACTCATTGATTTTAATTTGAATTGCAGTTTTTCTCGTTGAGACTTCTTCATATGCTTTTGACTCGAAAGAATATTTCCGAACGCCTAAGTCCGAAAGTTCCGCTCTGAGCTTTCTGATTCGCTCGTTTCCTGCCTGTGCAATCTGCGTTTCGAGGTCAGAAATCTGTTCCTGCAAGGCATTCTTCTGCAATTCCAGTTCCGCGACATCAGCATCAACTTTTGAATGTTCCATACCGATGATCTGGTTTGGAATAGCTTTTAACTGTTCCTCTGCTTTTTTCAGTGTCGCGCTGTTCATAGCTTTAATTTCATCTGCCTTGTAAGTTTCCAGAAGTGGTACCAACTCGGCACAATCTGGAACTGTCTTGGCAATCTCTAAATCTGATTTTCCGGCACCGTCTGACATGGAAAACAGAATCTTTCTGGCATCTGCATCTTTCAAGTCTGTGAAGATTTCCATGTGAGACAGCATAAGGAAATTATCAAAGTCAAACCCTCGTTCTTTCAGATCAGCTTTAAAATCTCTTTCAGCTTTTGGAACGCCGTTGATTTCGTATTTGTTGGATAATGCAACCTTGCCCGGTTTTCCGTCCTTTGGCTTACTTTCTGTGCGCTTCTGGAATTTCGCTACGCTTACCGGCTTTCCATCAATTACAAGGTCAATGTCGACTCTTGGCAGACATTCTCTGCCATCATCCGGTCTAATATCCGGGTTGCTCTTTAAACTGTAGTCCTTGTCACAGAACACCCACATGAAAGCATCTGCCAGTGTAGTTTTTCCGCATCCGTTCTTCCCGGAAACTACTGTTCTGTGCCCGAACTCTATTTTCTTTTCCGACTGACCTTTAAAGTCGGTCAATCTAATCTCTCTTACTTCGATTTTTTTCATATTACAAAATCTCCAATCTCTTTACCGATACCTCTAATGCTGTTACCCATTCTTGACTCTGATCAGACCAGAGTTCCCGACTCTGGAATCTTCCGAAGAGCTTGATTTTCGCTCCTTTTTTTAGATTCTCTACGGCATCTGCGTTTTCTTCCCAACACAAACAACTGATTGCATCTGATCTGGTATATCCGTCTTTCTTCTTTCTGTTTACTGCCAGAAGTATTCTTGCCAACTTCCTGTCGTTGTTCGCACCAATCATCTTTATTTCCGGCTTTTTAATCAAATATCCCGTCAGATAAACTTCGTTTACATCGTGTTCTTCCAATCTTTCAAGATACTGAATGTTCGCTGCTCTTACATACGCTGTAAGGCTTTTCTTTCCATCTTCCCGGACTGTACGACTTCGCATTTCGCCATATACGCTGGCAATCAGCTCTGTTTCTCTTGAAATCATATATTCCGGCACAATAATCGGAAGAATGTCATAAGATGTGCTCTTTCTGAATATTGTCATTCTTCCCTCGTACATCTTGGTTCCACCGTATTCTTCATGTGAGAACACGAACCCTTCCGGAATGTCACCAGATAAAAGTACCTGGTTTTCATCACGAATTTTCATTTCCTAAATCACCTTCTTCATTCAACAGCAATAATGTCTCCACAAGAACTGCTGCCTGCTTTAAAACAATGTTACTGAGTTTCTTGTTTCTTGCTTCGAGTTTTGCGTTTTCTGCTTCCAGATCACAAATAATCTCGCTTGCAAGTGGTTTCTGTTCGTTGGATGTGTGTGTTTTAGACATAAAAATGCCCTCCTAATTATTTATTTGATAAATACAGGAAGGTGTGTTATACTTGTCCTGTATTTAACTTAGCCAAATTAAGTTAGATACGTGGCTCCATGTGGTATGTCGGTACCTGTGGAGCCAAACCTTTACTCTTCTGCAATAAATTCTCCATTTACAAGTTTATAAAATGTATCAGGTTTTATCTTTGCTCCGTCTACTTTCGCAGACTTCACATCTACAATATGGTATGTTTCGTCTTCAAATTTCTTCCATTCAGCAAGTACAATAAAGCATCCAATAGACCCTTTTGCTTTGGAATTGCATCCAATTGCCATTGCAACGCTCTCTTTTCCTTCTACGGTTGCCGCTGACCGGCTTCCAGTGTTGGTTGCCGCTGACCAGTCTTCCAGTGTTGGTTGCCGCTGACCAGTCTCCAGTGTTGGTTGCCGCTGAGCGGCTTCCAGTGTTGGTTGCCGCTGACCAGTCTCCAGTGTTGGACTTTTTATCATCGTCCCAGTTAACCTGATCTTTGATGTACTCCACACCGGCTTTAATAATTCCGGCAATTCCGATTTCTGCTTTAATAGAAATCTTCTTTCCTACTCTCTTGCTGTCGTCAGACTTCTGATCGTTTGCATCCAGATCGACTTCGCAATATCTGGAATCAGCCGGTACATAATATCCAAATACATCCAACGGATTCTCACAAGCATGAAATCCAGTATCGCAAATTTCGGCTCTTTCTTCTTCATACTCCTTGCCGATTTCATACTGAAAATCACGGCATTTTAAGTCTTTGTCAAATCCCTTATAGCATTTCATTTTTCCTTTTCCTCCAAATTCAGTCCGAGCATAGCTGCACAAACTTCTTTCTTTAAATACGTATCTGCTTCGGTAGTGTTTAGATACGCTTCAAACGCTTTCATCCTACCGACAAGCTCGGCGTATTCCTCGGCTACGGTCTCTGCTCTGAAATCCATCTTATTTTCTTTCTCCATCACAATCCTCCTCACAATACGGACATTTGTTGTCCATCAGAATTTTGTTTAAATGGTCAGTTACTTTCTTCACATTTTCTTCCTGCTGATAACCGCCCTCTGCAATGCTATACATATCAAACTCTCTTAATGACTCTTTCTTATATATATTGATGTGTAGGCTGCATCCGATCTTGTAGTTTGCAAAATGAAACGCTACCGTTCTGCCGGTTTCTTTCTGAACTCTCCGGCATAACTGGTACAGTTCGTCTACGGTTTTATCAAAATCATTTATCTTCATCGAAAAGCCCTCCAATTAAATCACCAAATAATGTTTTTACAACTTCTTTGATTTTTTCTTTTTGAATAGTTTTAAATTCTTCTTCGTTCATCAGTCCGATTTTGACCACTTCGTCAATCTCCTGCTTCACAGATTTCTCTGTTTTTTTGCCATCTTCCATAATGGTTTCTTTGATTCCACGAACGATAACAGCTAAGTCAGCTATTAATTCTGCTTTACTGCCTTTAAGTGTGATTTCTCCCGCTTTTGTCTCAATCATCTCTCTTTTCCGTTACTGAAAACTTATAAAAAGTTATAAACTTCTATGTTTCATTCCTATTTCAACGAGTATGCTTTTGATGATATAAACATCAATCTACTCACAAGTTCTTGTACTCTCCATAGGCGTAAATTCCGGACTAACGTATC